GGTGCGGTAGGTCTCGTCGAACTCGTCGTCCCTGTCGCTGATGTGGGCCGGATGCCGGGTTGCCTGGTCACCTCGACACCCGATGCAGGTGCCCTCGCCGTCGCAGTAGCATTCGCGGTTGCCGCCACCGTTGCGGGTGTAGACCGCCATGCAGGGTGGACCGTCCGGCTGCTTCTCCACCCAGCAGTCCCGCAGCCGCAGGTTCATCACCGGCTGCATGTACGCCTCGGCCGCCTCGGCGTCCGGCTGGTCGTAGGCGACCAGCCCCAGCAGCAGGGCGAACCGGTCCTGCCGCTGTGGGTCGGGGAAGACCATCCCGAACATGCTCATCGCTCCGCTCCCGCCACCAGGTTGATGACCGCCAGGAAGGCGGCCCGCTCGTCGGGCAGGTCGATGAACTCGATCCCGTTGGGTGTCATGCCCTCGGCCATCACCAGCACGTCACCCTTGAGGGTGTAACCGGGCACCGGGTACAGGGCCCAGGCCCGCTCGTTCGGCTGGCCGCCGTTGAACTGACCCTCCTCGTCGGTCACCCCGACGAGCCCGTACTCCGGGGTGAGCGGGCAGCGGAACCGTTCGATGTACTGGCAGCCGAGAGCCACGGCCAGGCTCTCCCAGTTGGGCTTCACGTCGATGGTCTGGATGGGTGTCTTGGGGTTCGCGGGAACCCGGATTGCCTTCATTGGTTGCTCCTTCATTGAGGTGTATCTACTCGAAGTCGATGTTCTGGAGTGCGCGCTGCAGGGTCTCCACCTCCCGTTCTGCCTCGTCGAGTGCGTCCTGGGTGTCGGCCAGTTCCTGCCGCAGGATCAGCACCTCGGCAGCCAGCACGAACCGGTCGAGGTAGGCGGCCTCGTGGTCGGTGTGGCTGGCCACCGGGTCCCACTTCTTGCTGGCCCGCTCGATGGCGCTGTTGACGTCCAGGCTTAGGTTGCCTAACTCAGTCATTGTCATGCCCGTCTTCGTCATCCTCCAGTACGTAGTTCCTGCCCTTCCAGCAGATGACATCGCCACCGCTGGCTGCGAAGATCTCCGGTCCGAGCACGATCACGTCCCCGTTCAGGAACGGGTAGAGGTCCTCGTACTCGCCGTCGAGGATCCACTGGGCCAGCCGGATCAGGTCGTTCACGTCCGGCGGCGTCCTGCTGGTCAGCCCCTGTGCGGTCAGCAGGGGTCGAGCCGCCGACAGCGCCAGGGTGCGGGCCTTCTGCTCCAGGTCCAGCAGCCTGGCTTCGGTGTCGACGGGTTCAGTCGGGTTGAACGTCATGGTGCTCCTCTGTGGTGGGTGTTCCGAACAGTTCGATCTTGATCTGGCGGATGGCGCACGGGCTGCACGTCTGCCCGTTCACCTGGCAGGAGTACGTCTGGCCCAGCACGCACGGCTGGTCGGGCACGTACCGGAGCCGCTCCAGGATCGGCCGCAGCCGGAACAGCAGAGCCGAGTCCTGCCGCCAGATCCAGGCCTGGTAGAGCGGGTCCGACCTCGGCACCCGGATGGTCTCGTCGCTCACCATCCCTCCCTCTCTCGCTGGAGCGCGTCGATCTCGGACTGCATTTCGCGGTAGTCCCGACCCGCATCCCGCATCTCCTCGGTGTGCTCCTTCCGTTCGACATCGAGTCGGTCGCGCACGGCGGCGAGTTCGCCCTGGAGTCGTGTGATCTCAGCGGTCACTGCCGCCTCGACCCTGCGAGCGAACTGGGCTGTCGCGGGAGCCGTGCCCATCGCCACGTTCCACACCTCGGCGATGGCATCGTTCACGTCGGTCATGTCTCGTGTCCTTCCGAGAGGGTGGAGTCCTCGTGGCAGTAGTCGCAGTCGAAGTCGCAGATCGGCTCGCGACCCGGCTTGCCGTACAAGGCGGCAGGGGCGTGCACCGACTCAGCCCGCAGCCTGTGGTTCTCCGCACCGAGCCGGACGATCTCCCGGCTCAGCAGCATCACCTCGCACGGCCAGGTCTGGAGGCACTGCACGCACTGCACGGGCTCGTCGACCTTCTCCCCCCGCTCGTTGCGGATGCGCGGGGTGTTCGGCTGATGGGTCATCTCGACACCTTGTAGACCTTGGTGGTCTGATGAAGTGGCGCATCGAGGTTTCCTTTCAAATGGGGATTCACCCAGATCAACTTGCGCTCCTTCCGACCAGGGCCGCACGCCTGCCATCTCGGGTGACCCCTTACCATCCAGTGCCACTGCCACTCGACGTGTCCGTCGCCTTCGTTGCGGTGTGGGTTGGCTGGGCGACGGAGGGTTACGACGGTGATGGCGGGCGGGAGTTTCATCCGTGTCATTCGGCGCTTGGTGGCCCGGTCCGCCTGCTCCTCCTGGAGATGGGCGATCTCCTGACCCATCACCACCCACAGGGCGTACAGCCAGCGCTGCATGTTCGCCCCGTTCCAGGTGGCGTACTCCATCAGCCGCTGCCCCTCACGGACCGGGTTGCCGTCCACGTCGAGGAAGTCCTTCTCCGCCGGTGTGGCGTCGTAGACGATCGGGCGGCAGAACATCGGCCCGTAGTCCCGGTCCCCCAGCCGCTCGCCCTGGATGAGCGCCGACAGGAAGCACATGTTGTAGGGGTGCGGTCGGAACCCGTCCTTCATGGACCCCTCGTTCCACGCGGTGGTGATGCCGTCGGGACGGAGCGATGAGTTGAAGCCGAGGAAGGCGGTGGCGTGCACGTCACGGCGCTCGGGTCGGGGGACCGGGCACCACACGATCAGGTCGATGTGGGTGTCCGGGTCGATCCGGTCCCCGACGGCGACCGATGAGCCTGAGCGTTCGACCGCACCGGGGCTGATGAACGGCTTGTCCAGCCAGACGAACCCGTACGGCGACGGCATGATGCCGAGGTCGCAGGTCTCGGTGTCGGAGAAGTCGTTCGCCACCCAGGTCACCAGGTCCACCATCTGCGGGCTGACCATGATCGGCATCCCGCCCTGCGCTGCCCGGGCGCAGTGCTGCACGGCAGCGTGTGCCATCGGCGGGTACTCACCCGCCCGGATCGTGTTGGACAGGTCGCCGCTGCTCAGCGTCGTGCCGGTCTCGATGGCCGTCAGCTGCCGGTCGATCGCGGTCACCTGGACCATCAGCATCCGGGTGTCGGGGTTCTCGTCGGGGACTACTGAGTACCGACGCAGGAAGTCGGCCTGCATCCCGAGCAACTCAGCGGGACGCATGGTTCACCCTCCGCATCATGGCCCGGTAGCCGGTGCAGGAGCGGGGCCGGGCGTCGGTGAACCAGGTGGTCCCCCGCTCCCCGCAGTTGGTGCAGCCCTCGCTGTCGTCGTCGGGGCTGGGTGAGACGCGCGCTCGGTGCCCGTGCATCCCCGTCCCTTCGCAGCAGGGGCAGGTGGGCTTGGTGTCTTCTTCGGTGGCGATAGCCATGGGTCGTTCCTCTCGTGTGGTTGCTCCGCTGTGTGCCCCTCTAAGGGCACGAACCCCGTACCTGGCACCCAGGTAGGGGCTCGCTCTGTTCGGTCCTGCTACCCACCATTCTGTCCACGTGGTGGGGTCTGCTGCTCCTTAGATCGCCTAAGCCTGTCCTCCCGGGATGACCCTCAGGCCACCGTTGCCCTTGGTGACGATCCGCTCACCCTTGGCCTCCTCGATCAACTGCCACGACCAGCCGTCCCGCCGTACCTCCAACTCGTGGTCGCCCGCGTCGCGTGAGGTGACGTGCAGGACCCCCTCGCTGGAGCCTCGCTGTTTCGGGTCGAGCATCATCAGCGTGGTGGCGGTGGCCACGATCCCCTGCGAGCCGATGAACCGGTTCGTCCAGTCGTCGTCACCGGACTTGCGGATGTGGTGCACGCCCAGGATTCCGATCCGCTGCTCCAGTGCCAGCCGTGACCACTTGCTCAGGTTCTGGGTGCTGCCCTGGTAGCCGCCGTTGGACGTCTCACCCCGTGCGTTGCTGCCGTCGAAGTTGGGCTCGGCCTTGCCGATGGTGTCGGCCACCACCAGCAGTGGCTTCTTCCCCTCGTCCCGCCGTTCGGCGCACCACTCCGCGATCCCCTGGATGCCCGCCTCTCCGGTCGGGAAGTCGCAGTGGAACTCGATGTCGGTGTCGGCCAGACTCACCCCGTACTGCATCTGCAGGTGCCGCAGCCGTAGTTGCAGCCGCCACTCAGCGTCATTGTCCAAACTCAGGTAGAGCACCGAGCCCCGCTCGCACTGCTGGGTGTGCATGAACTGCCCGCCGGTCGCCACGTTCATCGCGGCATCGAGCGCGAGGAAGGACTTACCCACCTTCGGTGCCCCGCCGAGCACCGTGAACCCGATCGGCATCAGGTCCCTGATCACCCACTCCACCGGTGGGAACTCCTTGCCCAGCAGGCAGCCCGCGATGCTGCCCTCGGGTCTGAACTGGTTCAGCCTGGTCGGCACCAGGTCGGCCACACCCTTGCCCGCGAGCACGTGGTCGTAGAGGTCGGCCTTCTCCCCGGGGACCGCGACCGCCCACGTCCTGGTCTTGATCCCCCGGCCCTTCAACGAGGCCGCGACCATGCTGGCGTAGGCCCGGCCCACGTCGTCGTTGTCGCTGACGATGTTCACCACCGGTGCCCCGACCAGCCACTTGCCGTAGTAGTCCTTCCAGTTCTTCGCCCCGCCAGGTCCGGTGGTGGCCGTGAGTCCGAGGCGCTCGGCCGCAGCCACGCACTTCTCCCCCTCCACGATCCAGATGGGCTCGCCCGCCTTCGCCGCCGCGATCACCTTCGGCAGTCGGTACAGCACGTTCCAGAACCCCGAGCCCAGACCTTCGGCAGCGGTGTGTCCCGGTCGTCGCTGGACGAACCGCTTACCACCCCCAGGGGTGTTCCACCGTTCGACCACCAGGTGGTCGCTGCCGTCGGGCAGGGTGTAGAGCCACTCGGCCACCATCACGCCCTTGCTGTTGGTGATCGGCTCGTCGAACAGGTCACCCCAGTCGAGGTCGAGCGCGACCATCACGTCCTGGACGTGACATCCGGACATGCAGTTCAGCAGCACCTTGCCGTGCTGCTCGGTCACGGAGAGGGAGGGGTTGCGGTCACCGTTGCCTCGTCCGTGCGAGGAGACGGGACAGGAGGCGAGAGTGGATGTGCCGTTCCGCTGTACCCGGTCGAGGCGGGCGGTGACGGTCTCGATGGCGGTCATGCGAGTGGGGTCGTGAAGGACATGTGGCTGCTCCTGAGGGGACTGGGTGGTGCTGTCTGACTCTGCCGCTACGGCAAGCGACATGCCAGTGGGGGTGGGTCTTGACTTAGACGATCTAAGAGGGGTCAGGTTTGGGCGGTGGGAAGTGGGCAGATCCTTCCCTTGGTACGGGTGGTCCCGTCGGTCAACGCCCTGCAAGACATCTCCGGTTGTTGCATCAGCAAGCCGTCACTCCCACGAGGGTGAGTGGCCTGGCCGGAGGGGAACAGGGAGGCATCCCCGACGAGCGGGTAGTCCTTTCCGGGGTGCGCAGAACTGGTCCGTACCAGTAGACTGTGCGCGTCGGTGTTTCGCTTTGTTCCACCGACCAAGACCCCGGTCCGCGCTAACGGATGCGGGGTCAAAACCTTCCACCAACCTATCGGTGACATGGGCTTATGTCGACTGACGTCGGTGTGAGTAGCATGGGGACTGCTTTCACGAGCGGATGGACAGGACCCGCTGGTTACGCACACGGCAATGCGCAGCGGTGAAGCAAACCGGGTTCCTTTCCCCGGGTGGTGCTTACCTCCTTCCAGTGAGTGGATGTTCGATGGGTTGGTTGCTCCTCGATTGAAGGCCCGCTCCTACATCCGGGGAGCGGGCCTTCAAACATCTGTGACCCTACGCCGATGCGACCTCGTCGGCACTGGCCGGAGCGAGCCGCTCGATCAGCCGCTCAGCCAACTCCGGGTTCTCCTGCAACAGCGTCAGGATCTGGTCGAGAGCCTGCTCCTGCTTCGACTTGCGCGGGGTCCACTCGATGCCACGCTCGGCCAACTGCTTCTGGTAGTAGCCGTTGAACTCGTCCTTGTGGGCCTCTCGCAGATCCCGTTGGGCAGCGGAGTACGCCTGTCCCATGAGTTTGTCCTTCTCTGCCTGATCCGTGCTGTCCTGAATTACAGCGGTCACTGCTGCTCCTTCTGTTGGTTGATGAAAATCTTAGGTTGCCTAAGCCTGACTTCACAGAACCGACACCATCTTCATCCGGGTGTGGGCGCGCGTGAAGACAAGAGAGGCGGGAAGTCTGGTCGCCACACCCGAGACTTCCCGCCTCTTTCTGCATTATATCAGTGCAGGAACCTTACGTCACCTACGCTGCGTGATGCCCGTTGGTGCTGGCCAGATCCTGCAGAGCCTCCTCCAGGAACACCTCGGCCTCCTCCACTCCGGCCTCCCGCAGCCAGCGCAGGCACTCCACGTAGGCAGCCGAGGTCTTCCGGGTCTCCCTGGTCACCCCGAACTCGGTCGCCCGCTTGCGCACCAGCAGCAGCACGTGACTGGCACGCCGCGCCACGTCCTTGCCGCGAGCCCGCTCGTAGATGAGAGCCTCGTCCGGCGTCGGCTTCTTGTAGTACCACCGACTGTGGTTGTGACTGCCCCGGAAGGCATGGATCATGTACCGCGAGTCGAGCATCCGGTTGCGCGACCAGTCGATGACGTTGCGCACCTTGGTCGTGCTCCAGTCCAGATCCTCAGCGATCCTGTCGACGCTGTAGCCGAGGTCGTCACGCTCCCGGTACTTGCCCTCCAGGTAGGTGACCAGGGTCAGAGCGTTGGAGTTCATCACGCGATGGCTCCGGTCCCTACTCATGGTTGAGCACCTCCCCGACCACGTCGTCGGTGGCGTACATCCGGAGAACACCGAGGTTGTTCTCGATCCGGGTGAGGTACTCAGCGATCTCACGCAGGTCACCGGTGGTGAGGAACTCCCGGTACTGCCGCCACTCGCTGATGACCTGGGTCATCCCGTACGAGACTTCGAGCAGCCGCTGCACCAGGTGCAGGTGCGCCTCCTGCTGGTCCCGTAGAGCGGCGGCCTCTCGACCGTCGACCCCCCGCTCCAGTTCGCCCTGGATGATCTCGTCCTCGACGGTCTTGCGATCAGCCCGCTCGCGTCCCTTCAAGGCGTCCGCCATAGCGACCCGCTGAAGCGGAGTCATCGCTTCGATCACCGGACCGGGTGCGTTGCCGATGATGGCGGCAGCGTCGGAAGGCTTGCTGTCCCGAGGCCGACCACCCGCCTTGCTCGCGTCGTAGATCTCACCCCACGCGATGTCCGGCTCCATCACCGTCGGTGCATCGGCGGGAGACAGGTCAGTCGACGGGGTGCACAGACCCTGCTTGGCTGCCTTGTCCCAGGCGTCGAGGTAGCGGATGATGCGGGGACGGCTGGTCCCTGCCTTCTCCGAGAACTCAGTGGCGCTGACCTTGAGATCGGAACGATCGTTCCGATCTCCCTTCGGCCCTGGCCTGCTGCGCTCTACGGAGCAGGCGATCAGTCTGGCGAACGGCCAGCCCTCGCCCTTGTCCAGCAACGCGAACTCAGCCGCGTTGTCCTGCCATGTTCTTTCGGTCGTGCTCATGGTTGTTCTTCTTCCAGTTGTTGGTTGCTCCTGAAATGCCGCTAGCCCCCCCGAAAACGGGAGGGCTAGCGGGTCGTGCTTAGTTCGCCTAACTCAGAACGGTGGCTCGTCCGCTCCGGAGTAGGCCTGCTCTGCCGGTGCCCGGTACGGCTGGCTGGCTGGCTGCTGCCGTGCAGCCTGCCCTCCTCCGTGCGGGATGGTGCGGAACTGGAGGCTGGCAGCCACCACGTCCGCGAGCAGGACGATCTTCGAGCGAGCCTGACCGCTGTCCTTGTCGGTCCACTCGTCCGTCTTCAACTTGCCCGTGACCAGCAGCAGATCCCCCTTGGCTACTGACTCGACCACGTTCTCGGCCAACTTCTTGAAGCACGTGACATCCAGCCACAGGGTGTCCGCGTCCTCCCATTCGTTGGTCTGTTGATTCAGCCGGCGGTCTGCCGCGACCACCCGCAACTTGGCGACGGCGACGCCGGAGTTGCTGAATCGCAACTCCGGCTCCGCCACCACACGGCACTCGACTGCTACTCGTGGCAGCACTTAGTTCGCTCCCTCCTCGGGCACCCAGCGCAGGTACATCGTCGCCAGCCTGGGTGGTCCCTGTTTGTTGTTCCTGGTGGTGACCTCGAAGCCAGCACCGTCCGAGCCCGGTCTGTGCAGTGGTGCCAGCGGGGCGATGGTCGACTGACGGATGGCATTGACCACACTCACCGGACCGTCCTCGAAGATCTTCATCCACTGGTTCGGGTGTGCTCTCAGGTCACTGGCGATAGCGGGCCAGTCGTAGCCATGGCCCGGCGGAGGTGGTTCCTCCCAGGTGGGTCCCGTCATCCTGCTCCCTTCTCTAGGGTCGGGACGAGCCCGGCCACCTGGGTTGGTGACCGGGCTCGTCATTGATTCAGTTGTCCGAACGTCAGCCGCGATACCCGTTGCGCCGAGCGAAGTCGGTCAGGCTCTCGATCCGCTGCTCGATCCGCTCCAGCGCGGACGCGATCCGGGTGGTGGTCGCGTCCTCGTCCTCGGACTCGACGTCCTCGGACTCGGGGTCCTCGGACTCGGGGTCGGTGGCCACAGCCATGCCGATCTCGCGCAGGTAGGCCTTGACCTCGGCGCCATCCGCTCCGGCATCGACCGCGTAGTCGACCAACTTCTCGCTGAGTTCGGTCTCCCGCGTAGTCAGCGCCACGACCACGGGCCGGGCGTAGGTGTCGTAGTAGCCACCTGCCCCGTTCGTGTTCATCGCGGTGCGGATGGTCTGGGCGATGCCCTGGGTCTCGTTCTGGGTGGTGCTCATCTGAATGTGGTTCCTTTACATGAGTGGTTGCTACTGGGTATGAGTGTAGTTGATACGAATGGACTTGTCTTGCTTAGGCGGTCTAAGCGGCACCACCTCCTTTCTTGGGTCGGCCCCTGCCCCGCACTGGGATGGCACTGATCTCTGCCTCCAGTGCCATCCCCATCACCAGTCCCCGGGCGTTGGGCATCCGGCCCAGCCCGAGGATGGCGAAGCCTGGTGGGTCCTGGTACCCGGCGTTGATCCGCCGCAGCATCATGTGACCCCGGTACGAGGAGATCTCGTAGAAGTCGAACCGCTTCTTCCCGCACCGGGTGCACTCGAACTGTCGTCGGGCGTACACGTCGTGCCCCATGTGGGCGTGCAGCCGGTGACCTTTCTCGTCCAGTTCGGTCCGTGAGTCGACGACCCGGAACGGCTCGACCAACTCCATCAGGTGCTGGCCACCTCGACACTCCAGGTAGTGCGGGTAGTCCCGAGCCATCTGCTGCAAGGCGGCGAAGTACAGGTCCTCGTTGTCGACCGGTCGTGGTGTCATTGGTTGATCCTTCTGTCGATCTGCTCGATGGCGTTGTTCAGGTATTCGCGGGCGTAGCGGAGGTTGTTGCGGGCGTCCCGGGTATGCCGTGATGCGCTCTCTGCTGCCAGCCGGGCGATGTTCTCCTCGCTGGCCAGGTAGGTCATCTGGAGGAACTGCGGGGTGGCCCACTCCGGTGTCTGGCTCCGGATGCAGTGGTCCAGCAGGTCCGCCTGACTGACATTGCGCCACTCGTAGAAGGACTCGCGCCGGAAGTACGCACACCGGAAGGTGTTCTCCGGCTTCACCTGGACCACGAGGTACTGCCACTCAGAGGCTCGCCGGGTGAACCACTCCCCCAGCACCGGCGGGGAGAAGTCACCGAGCATGACCTTGCCGTCGGTGAGCAGACCGGAGAAGAAGAACGGCGGCAGCCGGTTGCCGTCCTTCTGCATCACCTGGTCGGCCCACTGCCAGTGCTCGATCGTGCCCCCGGACAGGACCACGGCCAGGTCGGTGCCGTCCTCCAGGTCCTCCAGCCTGGTCACCACGCCGCTGGTCATGCGTTCACCGTCGGAGCGTCGACCGGCCACGACTGCACCTGGTAGTCGTAGTAGTAGACCATCTGCCGACGGACCTCATCGGTCAGCACCTGGGTGGTGCCGTGTAGCCGCACGAACACCCCGTCCGGCAGGTGCTGGGCCATCGCTCCGTTGATCCGCCAGGCCATCGGCTCGTCCGGTGTCTGGACCACGATCATGTGCCCGTGGGTGTTGGCCCCGTCGTCGTTCCACCCGTACAGCCGCCGGGTCTTGGTCAGGCCACGAGCGGAGTCGTCACGGATGTAGACCGCGAACCCCTTCCCGCTGCGCCACGGCCACCAGAGGATCGAGCCCTCCGGCAGCAGGGCGATCTGCTCCCGGTCGAGGGTGTCACCAGGTCCCCGGGTGGTGGCGCCGATCTTGGCCAACACCTGCTCGGTGATGCCCACTCCGGTCATGCAGTGGTTGAAGACCGAGCACCAGGAGTTGTTCTTCTGTGCGGTCCGACCCACCCGGTAGACACGGAGCGCGATCCGGGTGAGGGTGTCGTCGTCGGCGACGACCTCCGGCTCTGGCGGGGTGTACCCGGGCAGCGAGTAGATGGTCATCGGGTGCCCGGGCTGCCGGTCCCGGGTGCCGAGGATGCGGTAGAGCATCTGGTTCTTGATCTCGAACACCGACATCTGGGACGGGACATCGGGGTGGCCGGAGTAGAGCACCGACCCGTTGGGCATCTGGTTGATGTCGACGTTGCTCGACACGATCCCGCCCTCGGTGAATCGGGGGTTCCCGGCACCGAAGGCGTTGCACATCTCGATGACCGGGGCGATGGTGACGCCTGACCTCTCGGCCGCACCGAGAGCGGAGTCCCGCATCCGCCAGCGGAAGGACTCGACGGACTCCAGCGGGATCTCCACCTGCTCGGTGTCCACCTGGTCCAGCCAGTTCGGCCCGTTCAGGTAGTAGGTGTCAATCCCCCCACTGCTGGCCGAGTCGACCCAGGTGCGGGGTGCCCGCTTCTCGTACCGGCCACCGGTGCGGGAGCCGATGCGGATGGTGGTGCCCAGCGGCAGCAGGTCACCGTGGTGGATGAGGTCGGGGAACAGTTCCCCTGGCTTGACTAATCTGATCATTGGTTGCTCTCTCTTAGGTTGACTAAGCGGGTTCAGAAGGGAGGCTCGACGATGACCTTGACGGTCACGTCGGTGGGGGTGTGGCTGTCCTCGATGTCGAGGTCCAGCACCATGTCCGGGTGCCAGCCCGAGATCAGTTCGGCATCGCTCACCATGTCCTCGGCAGCACTGGTCGAGCGGGCTTCGACCCGGATCCGCTGCCGGTAGGTGACCTCGATCAGGACCTCGTGGTCGCGGACCCGCCGGTTCAGCCCGGCCCTCTCCGCGATCCGGTCGTACGTGTCGCACAGGTCGTGGGCGTCGGCCTCCTCGCCGAGGATCTCCGACGCCCTGACGATGAAAGCCTCGTGCTCCCGGACCAGGACCTCGTTGGCTGCCCGTGCTGCGGCGAGTTCTCCCTTCAATGCCGCGACCATCGCCGAGTCCTCGCGCTCGACCTCGGTCGGCAGCGGTGGGGTGAACACCGGCAGAAGACGGCCCGGCATTGGGCAGGTCTCCGAACCGTGGAAGCATCCGTGCTCCATGCACCAGTAGTCGGTGGCGGTCTCGACGAACTCCGCCTCACCGGTCCACCAGCCACGGTGACTGTCGGCGAACCGAGCCAGGTTGAGGCGGTTCATCTCGTGCTCGGTGAGCCGGGTTCGGAACAGCCACCCCTCGGAGGTGATGTCCCGCACCTTGTCGGTGGCGGCGACCAGCAGCAGCCATCGCTGGGGGCCCACCCCTTGGGCGTAGACGGCGAGCATCCGTCGGTTGCGGAGGCTGGCACCGGGGACGTTCATCCCGGTCTGCACCCAGCACAGGGTGCCGGGTGTAATGCTGGCCTCCGTCTCGGCGAAGGTCTGGTCGAGTGTGTCGGTCATGTTGGGTTGCTCCTTGTTGGTTAGGTTGCCTAAGTCAGTCGACGACGTTGACTTCGAGGGAGTAGGCCGAGCCGATCTCGATGTCGGACTCGTCGGCGAACGGGGACATCGGCTCGTAGTAGTTGGTGGTGTGCCTGTCCCGGATGATCTCGGCTGCCGCCTCCCAGTTGCGTGCCTTGACAGTGATGGTCATCCGGTGGGTGACCTCGATCTCCACATCCTGGTCAGCCATCCGTGGGTACAGACCGGCCCGCTCCGCGACCTCGTCGTACACACCGCACAGGTCGTGCTCGCGGGCCTCCTCCCCGAGGATGTCGGAGCACTTGACCTTGAAGTCCTCCAGGTTCTGCTCGCCCTGGATCCTGGCCTGCTCCACGTCAGCCCTGGCCTGGGCCAACTCACGCTGGACCGCAGCCAACTCAGCACGCAGGTCCGTCACCATCGAGGTGACGGTGGTGAACTGCGCAGTTGTGGGTGGCGGGCACTCCTCGGTGGCATGGAAGACCTTGTGCTCGGTGCACCAGTGACCGACGGCGGTCTCGATGAACGTGGCTCCCGTGCCTGGCCACCACCCACGGTGGGTGTCGGCGAACCGATCGACGTTGAGTTCCACCCTCAGTTCGTAGGTCAGGTGGTGGTTGAGCGGCCAGCCCGTCTCGGAGGCACGGGCCCACGGGTCCTCGTCCTCGCCGACGGGGATGAGCAGCAGCCACTGCTGACTGCTGCCGAGGTGAGCGCCCCGGCAGTAGATGGCCAGGCACCGTCCGTTGCGCACCAGTGTGGGGACGGTGCTGTCGGTCTGGACCCAGCACAGGGTGCCGGGTGTGATCTCCGCACCGAGGTCGTCGTAGAGAACGTTGTCGAGTGTTGCGGTCATGTCGGTTGCTCCTTGTTGATTAGGTTGCCTAAGCGGGTCGGGGTGAACGGTGGACTGGGTGGACCTCGGACCATGCGGTGCCTCTCGGTGGTGGGAACGCAGAACAAGGGGCACGGTCCTGGACCGTGCCCCTCTTAGATGACCTAACCAGACGTTGACTTGATTGACCGCCTGGTTCAACTCTTGACTACAGTATACCAGGTTGACCGGCTTATGTCAACCTGGACTTGACGCGACTTGACCCTCTCGGGCACGGGCCTGTTTGCCCAGGTGCGGGCAGCAGTTGTGGCAGAACAGCCGGGACGGGAGGTAGTCCAGCACCACGCTGGGCAAGGGCTGGTACCCCCCGACGGTGCGGCTGCTGGCCGGTCCGATCTGACAGAGCCAGGTGTGCACCACCGCCGACGACGGGTTGATGCAGTAGGTGGTGGTGGTCACGAGGTCACCTCGTTCATTGACACGAATGCGTCCGGCCAGGTGCGCACGATGCACTCCGCGATCTGAGCGAAGTTGTACACCGCCTCGTCGTTGAGCGAGGAGGCGGTGACGTAGCCGTCGGACTCGGTGGCCAGTTCCGGGTCGCCCTGCTGGATGCCGAGCCACTCCTTCACCTCGGGCGGGAGGGTGTCGGTCTCCATGTAGTTGGCCGCGACCCGCTCGAACCCGTGGCCGTCCTCGTCGTCCACCTCCAGGAGAGGTGCCCCGTCCTTGATCGCCAGGTGGCAGGCCACCCCGAGGCAGCAGTACAGGCTGTCTTTGACCAGCGTGCCGCTGCCCTGCTGGTAGTAGCCGGACACCAGTCCGTCGTGCCACTTCTTGATGTTGATGAGGTTGTACATTGGTTGCTCCTTCTTGGTTAGGTTGCCTAAGGTGATCACCTCATCTCCGGTGCTGGGCCGGTGACCTCCAGCACCTTGATCCGACGCAGCGCATTCGGCTCGGCGAGCAGCGTGCCCTGCGTCCCCTGCTGCACGCCGGTGATCTGGGTGACCGCTCGCACGTCGTACCCGCCGAGCCCGAGGGCGACTGCCTTGGCTCCGAACTCGACCAGTTCGTTGACCGAGCAGCCACCCTCGAACTCCTCACGCAGCGTCACCGTTGCACTCAAGGCCCCTGCCAGGCACGGGGCACAGCCCCACCCCGGCTCAGCCACTGGTCGAGAGCAGTCACCTGGTCCACGAACTGGCACTCCTCGTCGGTGAGCACACGACCCTCGTCCTCCTCGCGGAGGAGGGTGGCGATCAGTGCGCGCAGGTCATGCAGCGTCTGGTCCGGGTCCATCGGTGCCTCCTTCGTTGAGTCGAATCCGCCGGGTGACCCGCCGGTAGGTGACCGGCGGGTCGTCGGACTGGGTGAGGTGAACCGCGTACGCCCCCGAGATGGTGGCCGGCTCATTGACTGGATTCGCCCGGCGCTGGCGGCGTGGCTCGCGCCGACCGAAGCAGTGGAAGTAGCACTGCTGGCTGCGCGACCACCAGCGATGGGCCGGATGCACCCGGCCCAGGCTGCACTGCTTGTCCGGGCTGGGCTTAGGTTGACTAAGCGTCGTCGGCATCCTCCGCCTCCTCCGCCTCGGCAGCCTGCTCGTGCTCGTGCTCGGCCTCCTCGGCACGGGCAGCCCGCCGCTCCGAGGCCGAGTCCTCCAGCCACTCCAGGTCGTAGGGATCCAGGTGTCCCTGCCTGAGGTCAGCCATCAGCAGGGCGAAGGCGGTCTGGCTCCACCCCTCACTGGTCAGCAGCCGACCGAGCAACATGCCCGGCTCCTGGACCTTGGGCTCAGCCATGACGCACCTCCGCTTGGGTTTGGGCCCACCTCTGCTGGATCGTCCGGTACTCACCCATGCCGGTGAAGTCACTCCACCCGGTGGTCTGGTCCGAGTCGTCGACCGCCCGACTCGACTCCCACGGCAGGCGCGCCTCTGAGGGCTCGTGCCAGTCGGGCGCAGTGTCGGCGTCTACCCACTCGCCGTCGGTGCCGTCGACGAACGGCTCATTGAGTGGAATCCCGACCGCCGCGTAGAACCGGTCGCGCACGAAGCGAGGGTTCTCCCGGGCGAAGTAGTCGGCCAGCGAGTAGGCGATGCCGCTCACCTTGTACCGCTCCCGGTCCGTGGTGCAGGTGGCCAGGTCACCCGCGAGGATGGCCGCGATGTGGTTGTAGTTGGTCCCGTTCATGACGTGACCTTGGTGACGACACCGTCGGTGACCTCGACCACGGCGTACCACCGGTGCGGCTCCGGGTAGTGCGGACCCTCGACCGTGGCGCGACCGTTGGTGGTGCCGGTGAACCCGGTCACGTCACCGTTGGGCTGGAACACGGTGACCCGCTCGCCCGCCTTGACTGCCTCCTTCAAGGCTTTCTTGGTCTTGAAGTTGGTTGATGTGTACATGAGGTTGCTCCTTCTTCCGTGGCTCAGTCCCTGATGGACTGAGTCCCCGAGCGAGCCCGACGTGCGAGACGCCGGGCTCGACTGAGACTCACTCAGGCTTAGGTTGACTAAGCGTGACCCGTTGATGGGTCGGCAGTTCGGGCAGGTCGCGGGCGTTCTCCTCCCGCCAGAGACGAAGGAGTTCGTGGCACGACAGCCCACGGTGGGTGTGGCCGCTGGCGCGGAGCCATTCGCAGAACTTCATGACGCCTCGTCCCAGTGCCGGAACGTCAGCCGGTGGGCGAGGTCTCGACCACGGTCGTAGGTCTCGATCAGCGGGTAGTCGTAGTGCGTGGTGACCGATGACCGGAACTCCCACACCCCGAGCAGGAACGCCTTGATGCGGGTCATGACCGGACCACCAGGCTGCGACCGTCGGCCATGCCGAGGCTGATGCGGTCGGTCTGGATCTCCATCGTGATGACGGTGCTGCCGGACCACCGCATTCCGACGTGGAAGCCGTTGGCCCCGAGCACCATGCTCTCGGCCAGGTACTCGGCGAAGTCCTCCTGCACCACGCCGCCGTACTCGGCAGCGCGGCGGTAGATGAAGTCGTGCGGGTCGGTGTCCTCGTCCCAGGTGTCGGCGTCCATCCGAATGTCCCGCTCCAGCGGGGTGAGTTCGACGGTGCGGTTGTCGATGCGCTTCATGGTGTGCTCCTTCATTGAGTGGAATCTGCGGGGTGGTGCTGCCAGCCCCCGACCGTGGTGGCCGGGGGCTGGGTCTGGCGGGTCGGGCTGGGCTTAGGTTGCCTAAGCCTTGTCGTGCAGCGGGCAGTGCCCACGGGGCGTGAGCCTGCGCTGGCAGACACCGCCGGTCTGCGGGTCGTCGAGTTCGCAGCGGGTCTGCTCCGGCCCGTAGTCGATGACCACTGCCGGCGGCGGCGTGGCCGTGGTGTAGGCCAGCAGCGCCGGTGTCGTGTAGTAGCCGGTGAGCCCGTCGACCGGGCAGACCACGGCGTAGACCGGGGCCTGGTCGAACTGACCGAGGTGACTGAACTCGGCCGGGTGGACGGCACCGCAGTCGTCGCAGATGACGCTGGGTGTTAGGTCGGACATGGGTTGCTCCTTCTGGGTTAGGTTGCCTAAGCGGGACCAGCCCCCGGTCGATGCTGACCGGGGGCTGGATGGATCAGCGTGCGTTCAACAGGTCGATGGCCTGCTGGATCATGTCGGCGCGAGCGTGCCAGAGCGCGGCACCTCGTTCGGTGGGGGACTGCCTGGCCTTGGCCAGCAGTGCGGCGTGCCGGTCGTACATGGCACGACGTGCGCGCAGGTCCTCGGTGGTCATCATGGCGTGACCGCCGACCCGAGACCGGCGACGCCGACCAGCACCGCGCACCCACCCATCAACAGCATGGGCACCAGGATGAACACGGTGAACAGCACGATCAGGGTGGTGACGATGACCGAGCGCTGCTTCGGCTGCTCGTCCCACTGCTGCATCGGGATCGGCAGACCACAGGCGCAGCGCACCCCGATGAGTTGACGGCAGGTCCGGCACCAGTGCTGCGGCAGTGAACCGTAGCCGGTCATGTCGGCACCTCCATCGTCTGCACGTAGACGAGGCAGTCCGGGCAGGCGGTGTCGTCCTCCGACAGGGAGGGGATGCACACCGCGAGGATGAGGTAGTCCTCCCGGTCCTCCCGGTAGGACGGGATGAGGTCCGGGTTCACGGGCAGGGTGAGGCCGCAGACCGTGACACCCTGGCCACCGAAGATGTTGGTCTCGGCGGACACGACGTGCATCATGTCAGCACCGCCCGTCGTAGGCATCGACCACGATGACCTGGGTGATGACGTCATCGAGCAACTCGACCACCGACCCGTCCCCGTAGTCGGCGACCATCGGTGTGGTGGTGAGACCCTCGGAGTCCAGGCTCATCCGGCCCTCGGCCAACTCCTGCTGCAGGTCCTCGGGCAGGTCACGCACGAACCGGGTGCCCCGGTAGTTGGCGTCGAAGTCGGCCTGGCACCCGTTGCCCGCATAGCCCGCGAGGTAGGCGCGGTAGGCGGTGGCTCGGTCGGTGACGTAGGCGACGGTGCCGTCCTCCAGGATCCAGAACGACAGCCCCTTGCCGTTGCCCTGGGCCTCGGCATCCCAGAAGCACGGGCCGACCGCGTCCTCGGTGGAGCACGGTCGCTCGATGGTGGGCGTGACGGGCTTAGGTTGACTAAGCGTGGCGAGGTCGTTGGGCATCCGGTCGTGACCGAATGCGGCACCTAGGGCGAGGGCACTGAGTGCCGCCGCCACGATGGTGCGGGTACGCACTGACATGGTGGTTGCTCCTTCTTGCTTAGGTTGACTAAGCGGTGGGGTTGGACAGGCGGGACAGGTGGAGGACAGCGCGGTCGAGGAACTCCTCGGTCACCTCGGGGCTGCCGTTGCGCAGGGCGTGCAGCGCGTCGATGAGGTAGCGGGTCTCCTCGCGGACGACCCGGCGGTAGTGACCCAACTCCAGGGTCTCGGCGTGTGCGGCGTGCACATCGGTGTCAGACATGGCTTGCTCCTTTCGGACTTAGGTTGCCTAAGTCCCGGTAGAACGCAGCAACCCCCGGCATCCGACCGGGGGCTGGGGTGAGGACAGAGTCCTCCACTTCAAACTACAGTTTACTAGGTTGCTCGTACTATGTCAACTTGACCTGACATTCATTGACTGGAATACCGGCCCCCGTTCGTTGACGTTCATTGACCAGAATCTGTCGGCGCGCGGCGGCGCGGCGGTCGCGCGGGGGTGGTGGTGGTGCGCGCGCGGGGCGCGGCGGTGCCGGCGGTTTCCGCCCGAACGAATCGGGGGTGGGAAAGAAACCGCCACCGAGCTCGGTGGGAAAGAAACCGACACGCGGCCAGGGAGGAAAGAAACCGACGCGGCCAGGAGTCGGTAGGAAACCGACGCGGCCAGGGAGGCGGAGGTTCGTACGGGAGCTGGACTAACAGCGGCGTCACCCGGACATGCAACGACCCCCGACCGCGCTAGGCGGTCGGGGGTCGTGTGCGGTCCTACGGTCCTACAGTCCACGGACGTGGAAGGGAACGTACGTGTGAGCGGCGCTAGCGCGTGCCCATGGCTGACAGTCGCACGGGTAAGGCCAAGACTCCTCGCACGGCGGGCGGACCGCGAACACGGGAGTCTGGCGCATCGACGCGGAAGGTTCACAGGTTTCGCACGGGCAGCCCCAGTCTCCGTATCGGTGCTCGGGTGAGTTGTGGTCGGACATTCCAGGTTCCTCTCAGTAGCGGGTGAGCGGCGCTCACTCCCAACACAGCAGCCCGGGGGGTTCGGCGCTAGTGCTTTCCTAGCGCGCATGGCGCGGGCTGCCATGCTGGGAGCACAGCCCTGGGGCTGTGCTCCCGTACTGCCTAGGCGCTCTCGTCCGCCGTGATAGCGGCGTATTTCGCCATACCCTCCGCCCGGACGTCGCTGTCTGCGGCGTCGAGAGCGGCTGTGATGGCCACGAGGATGACGTTGAGTCGCGCCCATTCGGTCGCGTCGCGCGGCGTACCGAACTCGTTACGGTCACGCGCCATATCGGAGAGGATCGCTCCACGGGTACGGGTAGCGGTCGTCCCGAGTCCGTTCGGCTGTGCTGCCCGCTGCTGCCCGCTCTCGTCCGGGGGAGTGGTGCTGTCGCCCTCTCCTACAGTCGGGACGTCCGGACGCCGCTCACCCGTATCCTGTCCGCTAGCGGCAGCCTCATCGGCCTTGCGCTTGGCTTCCGCTGCTTCTTCGGCAGCCTTGCGCTCGGCGATCGCCCGGGCGGCTGCCTCCTGCTCGGCCTTGATCTTGGCAGCCTTGGCTTCCGCCTCACGCATGGCGAGGTGATCAAGGAGGTCCTTCCGCTGTACCCGCGGCGCGTCCGGGGCAGCAGTCTCGTCCCGATTCAACAACTTACGGAAGTCCTTGTCTTGATCAGCAGCCTTGACGAGCGCAGTCCACTCGGTGTCGGTGAAGTCGAAACCGAACGTGAAGTGCAACTTACTCAGGTACCCGTACCGAGTCGGGGCCTTGATCCCGAGTCGGTCCTTCACAGCGGCGGAAGCCTTGGCCTTGTCACCCGTGGCGAGGAACGTCGCACGGTAGACGTAGGCCCCGGTCTTCTGCTTTGCGTCACCGATCTTCCGCTCTGCTTCGGTGAGGCTGTCGAAGACCGCGACCAACTCATCGGCGTACTCGGTGAGTCCACCTTCGGTCGAGACTGCCAGTGACATACGCTCTCGCGTCATGTCCCGGTAGGTGCGGTTCACCTCACCCGAGAGGGTGACCAGGTGAGTAGGAGTGTTGCGCACCACAGCAGCGCCAGGCATGGCGCTCGGTGTGGCAGGAGTCGAAACGGACATTGTGTCCGGTCCTTTCTTCGGGGCGATTAGATCGCCTAAGCCTTGATCCTTCGGGCGGTTCGTCGGCATCCGACCGACTCCCCTTGCCTTGTCCTTCCGCGATCAAGAACCCCATTGTCTCGCGGCGTGCACGCTAAGTCAATTCAAGTCCACTCAGTATTAAGCGTGAAACGGGCGGTTAGGTGACCTAATCGCGGTCGGTTCGTACGGATCCCGAGCTCGGACCCCCCACTAGTACGGCTTCCGGCCGAATCGCCGGCCCCCCTACGCAATCCAGCCCTGTACCCATCCGGCAGTTTGGTTGAGGCCAAAGTCAAGTGCAGTTTGGACCTAAGGCAGTGATACCAAGAGGTACAGACGTGTACACTTAGGTACATGCCTGATATCAGACTGACACTGAGCGAGAAGACTCTCGCCAGGGTGGACGAGGAGCGAGGGTCGGTCGCCCGCGTGCGATGGATCAGAGACCTGATCGAGGCCCGGGTCAAGGAGGCGGTCGAGGCTGCCCAGCGGACCACCGCACTCCCCACCGTCGAGGGTCCCGACCCTGAGTGCCCGAAGGGCTGGAAGCCGCGTCCAGGGACTGCCCGGTGCTTCAACTGCGGCCGGTCCCTGAGCAGGCATGAGGTGTCGTTCTGATGGCTGAGCAGCCCACCTTCCTCGACGAACTCCGGGCTCTCCTGAACCGGCACAGTGTCGAGAACCGCTCCGACACCCCCGACTTCATCCTGGCCCACTTCCTCCAGAACGTGCTGATCGACTGGGAGCACGCGGTGCGAGCCCGGGACCGGTGGTGGGGGCACGAGCCCTCGCAGCCCGCCGGTCTGGACTTCGCCCTCCAGGTGGCTGAGGACGCGGAGGAGGACGGACGTGTCTGAGCCCCAGATCGACACCTGGTTCGCTGACATCGCGTTCCTGGAGGTGCAGGGAAGCCAGGCGACCAAGGTGAAGGCAGCCCTGTGGGCCTGGATCGAACTGAGGGACAAGCAGATGAGCCTCAACCAGATCCGCGCCTGGTTGGTCGAGGAAGGGTTCGAGGTGGTGCCCCGATGAGCGTCGAGCAGATCAGCGGTGAGGGCCAGTGGGAGATCACCACCCACGAGGGTGCGGTGGTGCTGATCGTGATCTGGCACCAGGGGGTGCGGATGACCTTCGGCACACCGGCGTACTCCGGTCGGTGCGCCCGCTGCGGGCTGGGGATGGCGACCTACACCCCCGACAACGACACGATGGAGGTCTGTGCGGTGTGCGAGTTGCTGCTGGCCAGCGAGATGGACCAGGCATGAGCCCCTTCGAGACCCAGGTCTGCTGGGTGCTGGACATGCTCGCCCACCGCCGCATCAGTCCCGAGCAGGCCGAGTCGTGGCTGTGGACCCTGGTCGAGATGGAGGAGTCTCATGGCTGACGTACTGCAGGAGCCCGAGTTCTGCACCCACGACGGCGGCGAGATCGTGATGCACGGCAACTCCGGACCCCTGTGCGGCAACTGCCACGCCCCGATGGCCTTCGTGGCCCGCAGGCTGGTGGTCGACCAGGTGATGCTGCACGACCGCATCGAGGCCCTGGCCTACGCCGAGGTTCAGGCGCTCAGGAGCCCGATGAGCAGGCAGGAGCGGGCCTGTCGCAAGGCCACCCGGGACGCTTTCCGGCTGGTGCTGGACCTGATGGACGAGATGAGGGACGAGTGATGCTGGTTCGCGTGAAGGACATGTGGCTCAACCCCGACAAGGTGGTCGGGATCTGGTACGAGCACCTCGATGATGGCGACTACTGGCGGGTGATCCTGCGGTGCCTGGAGAAGACCTCCTGGCAGTGGGAGCACGACAGCGAGGAGGACGCGAGCCGGATGTGCGACGAGTTGGCCGCTCAGGTCAACCCGGGAGGGCAGGTCGACGCCAACGGGGAGCCCTGTCCGCCCGGATGCACACAGCCTCCCGGCCACCAGGGCGCCTGCATCGTGCCGGGAGGGCTGCGATGAGGCTGATTCATTTCACCTGCTCGCACAGTGCAGCCAAGATCGAGGCCGATCGGGTGCTCAGGCCGAACCCTCTGTCCTTCCGGCACCTGCTGTGGCTCACCGACCTCGAACAACCCGACGTCCTGGGGCTCGGGCTGACCTCCTTCATGCTGAGGTGCAACCGAACCGAGTGGAAGGTGGTGGTGGAGACCGATTCTGCGGTCAAATGGACCCGGTGGGCTCACGACAACAAGGTGGACTTCGCCAACAGGCTCGGTCTGGACGGTAATCCCGGTGCCATGCCTCTACGGTGGTGGGTATCGGAGTCCGACATACCGATTTCGACCATCGAACGCACCCAGAAAGGCTCCTGAGATGGTAGTAGCGGCCCCCCAGATGAAATGCTGCTCGGGCCGGGCCGCAAAACTGAAGAAAGCCAACTTCGCCAAGGCGAAAGCGGCCGCTGACGCCAATATCGGCAAGAAGGCACCGAACCGGAAGGCCGCCAACAAGAAAGCAGCCAACAAGAAGGCCCCCGGCTGCACCCTGTGTGGCAAGAAGTGAGGTTGTTGGACCTTTTCTGCGGTGCCGGGGGGTGCTCGGTCGGTTATCACCGGGCTGGCTGGACGGTGACCGGTGTGGATAACGAGAATCAGCCCGACTACCCCTTCACGTTCGTGCTCGGTGACGCCCTGGAGTTTTGCGAGGAGCACTGGATGGAGTTCGACGCCGTGCACGCCTCCCCGCCGTGCCAGGCCTCCTCCACCCTGACCACCGGCACCTGGGGCAACACCACCGGGCACACCGACCTGGTGCCGCAGACCCGCCGGATGCTCGCCGCCCTGCCGCTGCCGACCATCGTGGAGAACGTCAAGGGGGCCAACCTGCGCCCCGACATCACCCTGTGCGGGGCCATGTTCGGTCTCTCCACCTACCGGCACCGCTACTTCGAGGTGTCCTTCCCGGTCCCCCGCCCGCCGCACCCCAAGCACGTCGGCCGGGTGGACGGGTGGCGGCACGGCCGACGGATCAAGGGCTCGATGTCCGGGGTCTGGGGCCACAGTGGCGGCTACAAGGGCACCCTGGAGCAGTGGCAGCAGGCGCTCGACGCCCCCTGGATCACCAGCAAGAGGAGCCTGGCCCAGGCCATCCCCCCGGCGTACACCGAGCACATCGGCAGGAGCATCCCGTGAGACCACCCGGCATGAGCAACAGCCTCTACGAGCGCAGGCAGCGCAAGATCAGGGCGCTGCGTCGGGCCAGGGCTCGCCGCCTGAGGAGACGGCGGTGATCACCTCCGGCCACGTCAGGTTCCACCCCTCCCTGGAGCCGCTGTTCGAGTCGGTCGAGATGGTCCGGCCACACCCGGACAACCCCTCCTCCGGGGACGAGGACGCGATCACCGAGTCCATCGAGATCAACGGCATGTACCGGCCGGTCTACGTGCAGCGGAGCACCGGCTACATCCTGGCGGGGAACACCACCTACGCCGCCTGTCTGAGGTTAGGCAGCCTAAGGATCCCGGTGGTCTGGCTGGACGTGGACGACACCACCGCGCTGCGGATCCTGCTGGGGGACAACGAACTGGCTCGGCTGGCCATCGTGGACCTGGGGCTGCTCGCCCCCCAGATCGACCTGCTGCTGCAGACCGAACTACGGCTGCTGGGCACCGGCTACGTCGAGCCCCCGCCGGTTCCCGAGCCCACCCCGATCGAGCCCGGCTACACCGTCAGCGTGCACCTCACCGGTGACGAGATGGCTACCTGGTTCGACGTCCCCGGGGACAACGACCGGCAGCGGCTGGCGTACCTGTTTGAGTTGCGCTGACCCGATGTAGCGGGTGTAGGCCGGAGGGATCGCCTCCGCCAGCGCCTCGAACGACATCCAACCGATGCCCATCAGCGCTCTCGCGTCCGCCAGGGTGGCCGCCGTCTGCCCACCGGAGGGGATCGCGTCGTCCAGTTTGTGGTAGACCCCCAGTGGCCGGCGCCGCATCATCACAGTGTCAAGCTTCCGGCCCTGGGCGTGCCTGCACCGAGCCTGGAACGGCACCCTCGCCCCACCCCCGAACTCGAAGATGCGGTGCCGCTGCAGCCATCGTCTCCCGGTCGCGTCGGTGATCGAGCACTCGGGGAAGAACGACCCGCAGAGCAGCAGGTCCCGCCGCATCGGGGCCTCCGGCACGTTCTCCATCACCCACGGCACCCCACTGGCGACCAGCCGCTCCCGGGTGTAGGCGACCAGGTCCTCGGTGGTGGTCACCTTGCCCTGAGCGGTCCGCAGGTGGGAGGCCCGGGTGAACGGCTGACAGGGCGGCGAGGCGTGGATGAAGGTGAAGCGGCGCAGGAACCTTAGGTCGTCTAAGACCTCCCGCACGTCGGTCACCAGCAGGGTCCCCGGTGGGTAGCCGGTCTGCCGCCGCTGCCGGTCCACCCCGGTCATGGTGAACCCGGCCTGTCGGTAGCCCTCCCCGGCCCCACCGCCGCCGCAGTAGAGGTCGAGGCACTCGGTCACCGGATCAGCAGCCGCACCCGGGTGCCCACGGTGGGGGTGTCCTGGGTGCCGAAGGTCGCCACCCGGACCGCCAGCATCGACACCCAGGTGCCGTGGTCGGTCGGGTCACTCGCCACCACGTACTGACGGAACGCGGTCACCGGTGGGGCTGCCGGGTCGTCGGTGAGCACCAGGGTGGAGCCTTGGGTGAGCAGGTCCAGCGAGGGTGTCAGGCCGTCGGCGTCGGACTTGGCGAAGACGATGGTGCGGTTGCTGCCGGAGGCCACGGTGACCAGCAGCGCGCCCACTCCGGGGTCGGTGCCGAACGGCTGTCCCGACCACTCCCAGATGCCACCACCACCGGGCTGGTCCTCGTACAGGTCGGCGATGGCCGAGGCTGCCCAGTCGGCCGCCTGCTCGGCGTGGTGCAGCCGACTGAGCACCTGCTGGGTGACCGCGACGATGGCGCCGTCCAACTGCGGCAGGGGGATCAGGTCGGCCTTGGGTGTCGGGATGAAGGTCACGCCATCACCGACTGCACGGCCGACAGGATCTGGGCGTCACTGATCACCGAGGTGTCGTTCCCCGGTCGCTCAATGGGTGGGTCGGCGGCCAGCGCACTCGCGTAGGCGTCGCCGAACCCGGGCTGGGCCGCCATCTCCCAGGCGTGCTGCGCCTGCCATGCCCCCGGGTCGACCAGCGGGTCGTCCCCCAGGGTCTCGATCGCCACGCAGGCCTGGGTGCGACCGGCGAAGTCGGGGTCCTCGTGCAGGGCCAGGACATCGGAGTAGGCCATCAGGGCGTCTCCTCCTCGGGCGGCTGGGGCAGCAGGGACTGTACCCCGGACAGGATCATGGCGTCGGAGATCACCGCCGGGTTGTTGCCGGGGTCGGGCACACCCCCGGCGATGGCCGAGGCGTAGGCGTCCCCGAAGCCCGGCTGGGCGGCCATGTCCCAGGAGTGCATGGCCTGCCACGAGCCCGGGTCTGGCCCGGCGTCGATCGTCAGTGTCTCGACCGCGTAGCAGGCGGACACCCGCACGGCGAAGTCGGCGTCCTGCTGGAGCGCCGCGATGTCGGCGTATGCCATGACGGTCCTTTCTAGGCGGAGATGCGGGTGATGTCGATCATGGTGTACGCCGGCGTCGAGCCGGTGACGGAGAACCCGGTGAGGGTGGACTGTGCCTCCAGGTAGATCGTCTCCCCAGCGGCGAGCCGAATCGAGCGGGACTGGGTGAACGTGTTGTTGCCACTGCCGCCGATCACCGTCTCCTCGCCGAGATTCAGCCCGGCGGCGATGATGCGCACCCGGATGGTCGGCGCCCCCGAACCCTGCACCAGCACCAGCGGGTTGATCAGGTAGACCCCGGCCTCGGGCACGGTGAACACACCGCCGGAGTAGCCGATGCCGGTGCCATTGGCCCCGTCGACGTCGAAGGTGATCGTGTAGTAGGTGCTCGCGGTGGTCAGTGCCTGGCTGGTTGACTTGCGCCGCAACGTGCGCGGTGCGGGTGCGGAGGTGGCCACCTCCAACCAGGCATTCCAAGCAACATTGGTTCCGGTACGGACCCACGCTCTGGTGGTCCCGGCTGTGGCGGAGTAGCACCACTGCGTCACGCCGTACTGGGTGGTGCTGGTCGACTTGGTGGTGACGACGGTGGCTGCCGTCGCCCCGGCGGGAGGCCACGGACCGGACAGGGCAGCGGTGAGGTAGAAGATCGACAGACCAGTCGGGTACGTCGAGCCCAGGTCCGCCACCAGGTGAGTCGGCACCAGGTCCGGCTTGGCCCGCAACTGTCCATTGGAGTCGATGTAGACCTCGCGGCCGATCAGGTCGTCGGTGCCGTAGATATCCAGCGGTGAGATGTCCCAGGTACCAGACGGAGACAGTCCACCGCCGCCGCCGGTCTGGTCCTGGAACTCCCAGTGGTCGTCGACCCAGACGGGCACCTGCTGGTTGCCCGGGGTGCCCTGCACGTCGGTCAGGTCGGTCAGCGCCAGGGTGGCCTCGGCCTGGACGCTCATCGGGGTGATCAGGGTGCCGATGCCGGTGACGGTGAAGTCCACCGAGGGGGTGTCGACGAACTCGATCCGCTCCAGCAGTTCGGAGGCGTCGGAGGAGATCTCGTAGGGGTTCTCGATGGTGCCGATGCCGTCGACCTGGACGCCTTCCCCGGCGACGATCAGGCAGGAGCAGGTGGCTCCGCAGCCGCATCTGGGCACGTCAGCCTCCGACCAGGGTGATGTCGATGTAGGTGTAGCGGGCCCCGGCCGCGCCGTACATGGTGGTGCCCGCCGTGTTGGTCCTGATGCGGGCGTAGAGCGTGTCCCCGGCCGCGCACTTCACCAGGCGGTTCATGTCGAAGGACTTGTTGTTGCCGACCGCACCGTTGGAGGAGTCGGCGATCGAGACCCCGTTCTTCACCAGACCCAGGGTGACGCTGGAGGTGGTGGTGGTGTTCTGGATGTGGGAGGCGAAGTTGATCTGGTACTTGCCCGCCATCGGCACCGTGAACACACCGCCGGAGTAGAGGAACCCGCCCTCGCTGGTCTCGACGTTCTCGAAGGTCGTGGTGTACCAGGTGTTCGCCACCGGCATCGCCTGGGCCGTGCTCTTGTAGGCCGCGTAGTACGGGGGCTGCCCACCGACGAAGGTCCACGGCGACCAGACCCCACCGCTGGAGGTTCGCATCATCATCTGCACTGAGGTCGGGCTGTTGCGGGACCAGACCTGCCAGCCCGCGTTGTCAGTGGGGCCACCCTCGTAGCGGTGGTGGGTGGTGACCGTGGCCGAGAACCCGAACGGCCAGGCACTGGCGTTGGCCCCGGTGAGCAGCGTCATCACCGAGACACCCAGCGGGTAGGAGGTGATCGGGTCGGTGGGGGCGAAGGTGCCCGAGATGATGGTGCGGGGCGCGCTCCGGATCTGGCCGTTGGAGTCAGTGTAGATCGACGGGCCGATCAGGGGATTGGCCCCGTACAGGTTCAGCGGGGCGGTGCCGAAGATGCCCGAGACCGGGACGGCGGTGGCCCCGGGGGCGCCGAACACCCACTCGGTCCCGTTCCACTGGACCACGTCGCCGGGGATCGGCACGTCGGTCTTGGAGACGTCGGTCAGTTCGCGCATCCCGACATCGGCGGTGGCGATGTAGCGGCGGTGGTCGGCCGGGGTGCCTGCACCCGATCTTGCCCACGTCACGGTCGAGGAGTCGACCATCTCCAGGGAGTCCAGCGGCTCACCGCCGGAGGTCAGGGAGAGCAGGTAGGGCCGCTCCGGGGAGCCTGACCCGGTGACCGTCACACCACCCTCGGGGGCACCCTTGATGACGCACGAGCAGGCGGCGTTTCCACAACTGCAGCGCGCCATCGTGTCCCCTCGTCCCGGGATTGCACCGGCTTGGCTCCACCCTCGGAGGGCGGTCGTCGAACAAGCGCAGTCTCGCACAGGGTGACGAGAGGGAACACGTAGTCGTATCCTCCCCTCATGGCGACCAGGCAGGACTCCTCCCATCCGACCGGTGTGGTCGACCTGCGGGGGGACATCAAGGGAGGCGACAAGGGCAGGGTCCTGCGGGAGCGCAACCGCAAGGCCGACGCCGCCCTGTCGCTGTCCATGTCCGGAGCCTCCTGGGCCGAGATCGCGCAGACCCTGGGCTACCCCACCCCTCGCCAGGCGAAGTTGGCGGTGGAGCGCGCACTGGTCCGCCAACTGGCCACCGAGGACGACAAGGTCAAGATGCGGGCGATGGCCGGGGCTCGGCTTGACCGGCTGCTGCGAGGGGTCTGGACCAAGGCCATCGACCCGGACAACCCGGAGCAGATGATTGCCCAGTCCCGCGCTAGGGAACTGATCTCCGACCACAACAAGTTGTTCGGTCTGAACGCTCCGACCGAGATGGTGGTGCACACACCGACCCAGAGCGAACTGGAGGACTGGGTGCTGCGGATGACCGCCACAATGGTTCCGCTGGTCGAGGAGGACGACATCTACGACGCCGAGATCGTCGAAGAAACCGACTCGGCTTAGGCGGCCTAAGAATGCCTTTCCGACTGGATGAGAAGTACGGCGAGTTCCGCACCAAGATCCAATTCACCACCGCTGCCTGGATGCCCTACAAAATCTATCAGGCGTGTCTGGCCACGGGCATTCTCAGCAACACCCGCTATTGCCAGATCGCGGTCTGCGAGAAACTGGCGAAGGACCTCGACCTGGACCTGGAGGAACTGATCGCAGAACTCCCGAAGGCCCGCACAGTGAATACCCGGCTGTGGGACCCGACCGGAAACGACACCAAACTGCTGGGACCATCGGATCGGGAGCATCCCGCCACCTTCACCCGGGTTTTCGTCGGCCGGTACGGGATGGGCAACACGGACGAGGAAGTGCGGTGACGAACATGGTTTTCGTTTCTACACTGGAAGCGTGCAGAAGGTCCGCTGGACCCAGAAGTGCGCCGGTGGTTGCGGCACGATGCTGCGCGTCGGCGTCTACGCCACACGCCTGCACTCGGGTCTATGGTGCGCAGCGTGCCTAGCCCGACATCGCCTGACCTGTCAGGTGTACCACCTGAGTTGATCGGGATGTTCAAGCAGTGGAAGCCGGAGTTCCAGGAGAAGGCCCTGGACATGCTGCGTGGCTTCGAGAAGGCCGACTGGCACCCGTTCTTCTGCAAGATCAGGACCTGCGACGGCAACCCGCACTCCGACGGCACCTGGGACTGGCCGCACGCCCGGGTCGACCAGCGCCCCCCGAACATGGCCTCGGCGAACTGGCTGACGCTGATGTTCTCCGGTGGTCGCGGTGCGGGCAAGTCGCGGACCGGCTCCGAGATCACCCACAAGATGACCGAGCACACCCCCCGCATCTTCCTGATCGGAGCCACCGGGCCCGACCTGCGCGAGACCATGGTCGAGGGTGTATCAGGGATCCTGGCCACGTCTCCTCCTGGCAGACGCCCGCTGTACGAGCCCTCCAAGAAGCGGCTCACCTGGCCCAACGGCTGCATCGCGCAGGGCTTCAGCGCGGAGGAGCCGGACCGCCTGCGTGGCCCCCAGTCCGGCTTCGTCTGGGCCGATGAGCCCGCCCACTACCCGCTGGTGGACGAGGTCTGGTCGAACATGCAGTTGGGGCTGCGGATGGGTGACCGGCCCAAGATCGTGGCCACCACCACGCCGAAGCCGACGAAGTGGATGAAGGAGCAGATCAAGGACCCGCTGACCATCACCCGCCGGGTCAGCACCTACGCCAACATCGGCAACCTCGCGGAGGCGTTCAAGCGCACCGTGCTGGACCGGTTCGAGGGCACCCGCCTCGGTCGCCAGGAGTTGCACGGCGAGATCCTTGAAGACGTCGAGGGGGCGATGTGGTCCTGGGACATGTTCCAGTGGGTCGACGAGGCCCCGCCGCTGCAGCGGATCGTGGTCGCCGTGGACCCGGCCGGGTCGAAGAACAAGTCCTCCGACGAGACCGGCATCATCGTCATCGGGGTCGGCTACGACAAGCACCTGTACGTGCTGCACGACGCCACCGGTCGGTACTCCCCGGGGCAGTGGGCGAGCAAGGCCAACGGGCTGTACGAGGCCTACGGAGCGGACGCCATCGTGGCCGAGAAGAACTACGGCGGCGAGATGGTCAAGCACACCCTGGAGACCTCCGGCTACGGCGGTGCCCGGATCATCCTGGTCGACTCCCGCCGGGGCAAGGAGATCCGGGCGGAGCCGATCGTGGCCCGCTACGAACGGAAGATGGTCAGCCACGTGGGCAAGCAGGGCGCGCTGGGCGAACTGGAGGACGAGCAGACCTCGTGGGTGCCCGGTGAGGGCCCCTCCCCGAACCGGGTGGACGCCCTGGTGCACGGCGGCACCGACCTGTTGAAGCGGCTGGAGCCCGCAGCCATCGCCAGCCCGAACAGCCTGCTGCGCCGGGCCCCCCGGCACCTGCGAGCGGTCTCGTGATCTTCGACCAGCCGTGGTGGATCTGGGTGCTGGCCATCATCGTCGGGACCATCTCGGTGGCCCGCACCGCGCGGCTGCTGGTGTTCGACGACTTCCCGCCCATCGCCTGGCTGCGGCTGAAGTTCTTCGTGGCGGTCGACGACAGCCCGTGGCGGAAACTGGCCGAATGCGGCTTCTGCCTGGCCCCCTACCTGTCGGCTGGAATGATCGCCTGGGCGCTACTGAGTGATCTTCACTGGTCCTGGTGGCTGATCAACATCTGGTGGGGACCTGTCTCCTACGGGGCCGCGATCCTGCTTTCCTACGACCAACCCGCCGACGGGCTGGACTGACTGGTTCTGGCCGGACTGGACTCCGCTGTGCGAAACTCCGAGGTGTCAATCCCCTCGGAGCGGAAGTAACCGATGCCACGACGCAAGGTCGAGCCGGAAGCGGTGGTGATTCCCACTTCCTCGATGGTGGCATCAGCCACTCGCTATCCGGGGAAAGCGGCGCGGATCTACCAGCCGCGCCAGGACTGGCAGGCCGAGTGCTACCGGCACTACTCCATCTGCGGTGAGGCGAGGTTCGCTGCCAGGTTCTTCGGCCACAGCGTGTCCCGTGCTTCGCTGCACACCTCCACCATCGTGGCTGGGCAGCCGGTGGAGACCGACACCGGACCGGCCGCCGACCTGCTGAACGCGCTGTTCAACGGTCGTGACGGCCAGACCCAGATGCTCGACAGCCTGGGCACCCACCTGACCATCGCCGGTGAGTGCTACCTCGTCGGTCGCCAGGTCGACGAGGTAGACACCTGGGAGATTGTCTCCTGTCTGGAGATGGTGGTCGCAGGCACCCAGTGGCAGATCAACTACGGCCAGGGCATCCCGGCGGTGAACCTCACCGAGGACGACGTGGTGATCCGGATCTGGCTGCCGAGCCCAGCGCACCGGATCGAGGCCGACTCCCCGTTCCGCGCCCTGCTGCCGATCCTCTCTGAGATCGAGTGGCTCACCCGGCACGTGTTCGCGCAGATCACCTCGCGGCTGGCGGGCAGCGGCATCCTGATCATGCCGCAGGGGATGACCTTCCCCCCGCCACCGGAGACGCTGAACCCGGACGGCACCACCTCCCCACCGACCACCACCAACGACGCGACCACGTTCATGGCGACGCTGGCCGACGCGATGATGACGCCGATCGAGGACCCCTCCTCGCCGAGCGCCGTAGTGCCGATCGTGATCACCGCCCCCGACGACGTGATCGACAAGGCCCGGCTGCTGACCTTCTGGTCCGAGTTGGACGCCGCGTCGATGGGTCTGCGGAACGAGGCCATCCGACGGTTCGCCCTGGGCATGGACCTCCCCCCGGAGCAGGTGCTGGGGATGAGCGGCACCTCCACCGGTGCCTCCTCGGGCACGGTCAGCCACTGGGGTGCGTGGCAAGTTGAAGAGTCAACCATCAAGTTGCACATCGAGCCGATGCTCGACGTCATCGTCAACGCCCTGACCGTCGGCTACCTCCGCCCGCTGTTGAGCGAGAACGACGCCTCGGTGGTGTCCTACAACTCCACCGCCCTGCGGCTGCGCCCGGACCGCAGCAAGGAGGCCTTCGAGTTGTACGACCGAGGGCTGATCACCGCCGAGGCACTGCTGCGGGAGAACGGCTTCTCAATCGAGGACATGCCCGCCCCGGACCAGTTCCAGCGCTGGCTGCTGATCAAGGTCGCCTCCGGCTCGGCCACCCCGGAGCAGGTGCAGGCGGCGCTCGGCGTGCTCGGGGTGGACCTCGGACCGATCGCCCTGCCCGAGGCTGTTCCACGTGAAACGCGGCCCGACCCCTCGATTGAGGAGCATCCGACCCGACCCCGCACCCCGGATGAGAACGCCCTGGTGGCGGCGAGCGAGGCTCTGGTCTTCCGAGCCCTGGAGCGGGCGGGCAACCGGTTGCGGCAGAGCGTGGCCAAGCCCCCCGGTGTCCCGGCGTATGAGACCCACCTGTACGTCCAGGCCAACGGCACCGCCGAGAAGATGCTGGAGGACGCCTGGTCCTGTGCACCCCAGGTGCTGGAGGGGATCGCGGACTGCAAGACCGTGGTGCCGGTGCTCACCTCGTACTGCGTCTCGCTGATGAAGGAGCAGTCCCCGCACCGCCGGGACCGGCTGGTGAACTGGCTGAGGCTGGCCGATCAGGTCTCGGCATGACCGTCTTCACCGAGGGTCCGGACTGGGAGAACGTCTTCGTTGAGACCGACAAGACCTTCTCGATGAGCCTCGAACTCACCGCCGAGGGGGTCGAGGCACTCACGTCGATCGAGTTCGCGGCGCGGCGGCGCACCGCCCAGGATGAGGCGATCGCGTTCCTGCTGCCCGAGGTGAAGGACTTCATCGAGCAGGGCCCGGATGCCGTCAAGGAACTGGCCGAGAAACTGGTCCGGCTCTACCTCGACACCTACCTGAGCGAGGGCGGTGACCGGAAGGCCCGGACAGCCGCGTTCATCCACTCGATGAAGTCCGTCCTCTCCCACACCGAGCCAGACTCCGACCCGACCACTGCGGCGACCTGGCTGGCGGTGGCCACCATCAACGCGGCAACCCTCCAGGCCGGTGTCGACGACCCTCGTCCGGTTCTGTTGAAGTGGACGACGATGCACGACAGGAAGGTCCGCGAGGCGCACGCTGCGGCCGACCGGCAACGCCGCCCCGCTGGCTCGCTGTTCTTCGTCGGTGGCGAGAATCTGCTGTATCCCGGGGACCCCCGGGGGTCGCTGGAGAACACGATCAACTGCCGGTGCGTGCTGCAGCCGGTGCCGTTCTACGGACCGGAGGCCGCCTCCCTGGCCGCCGCCGCTGCGAAGGAGATGGACATGCCCCTGGAGACCCCCCTCGCCTGGCACGGCGTTCTGGCCCCCGAGGGAGCGTGGTCCGGCGATGGCCGGCGCTTCACTGCGGACTCGCTGCGCAACCGCGACCTGCCCCTTCCGCTGACCTGGCAGCGGGCCACCAACGAGGGCCATGACGGCTCGACGGTGGTGGGCCGGATCGACATCATCGAGCGGGTGTCGAGCGAGAACGGCGTCAACCTGATGCAGGCCGAGGGCATCTGGATCGACACCCCGGAGACCGACGAGATCGTCGGACTGGTGGCCGAGTTCGGTCGGTTCGGGGTGAGCGTGGACGCCGATGACTCCGAGTTCACCTTCGACGAGGAGACCGGTCAGGTCACCTTCACGTCGGCGCGAATCGCGTCCGCCTCCCTGGTCTCGATCCCGGCCTTCGCCGAGGCGTACATCGCCCTGGGCACCTGGGCCGACGAGGCTGCGTTCCCGCCGAAGAGAGACGAGTCGGCCAACCCGGAGGATGACATCGACGACATCGCCGAGGACGACTGCGACCCGAACGCCCCGGACTACGAGGAGTGCCTCGCGGCCAAGGCCAAGGACGAGGAGCCGATGGACGAGGACGAGCCCGGCTGGGTGCCGGTGGCTCCGAAGGCCAGCGGTGACACCGTGCCCGTGTCCGCCAGCCAGGCCACCTCGGGCAACGTGGTGGAGATGATCTCCGACGCCGCCTGGGACGGCAGCGCCGGGCGGTTCACCCCGGAGCAGTGGAAGAAGTCCACGATCCTGCACGTCTGTGACGGCGAGGAGAAGTCCTGCCACAAACTGCCGATCAAGGAGCCGGGTGGCGCGCTGTCCCGGGCCGGTGTGCACGCCGCAGCGTCCCGTTTCAACCAGGTGGACGCCCCGGCCGAGGCCAAGGCCAGTGCCGCCCGCCAGTTGCGCGGTGCGTACAAGCAGTTGGGCGAGGAGCCGCCGGACGTCATCAAGGCGAGCATCGAGGCGGCGGAGACGTTCGGTCGCGGGCCGGGCTGGGTGACCCACCCGGAGGACACCCGCCGCATCCACGCCTACTGGACGAAGAAGGGCCAGCCGGGCTACGCCAAGATCAACTGGGGGGTGCCGGGCGACTTCAACCGCTGCCGCACCCTGGTCGGGGAGAAGATCGCGGCCAACTCCCCCGAGGACCTGCGCTTCCTCAACCAGATCTGCTCGCAGTGGCATCACGACGCCACCGGCTTCTGGCCGGGCCGGGCACCGACGGAGCAGTCGCTTAGTCGGCCTAAGGGCGACCCTGCCCCGTCCGTCTCGCTGGTCGCCTCGGGCGGCATCAAGGCCCCGGCGGACTGGTTCCAGAACCCGAACCTGACCGAGCCCACCCATCTCACCGTGACCGAGGAGGGTCGGGTCTTCGGTCATATCGCGGAGTGGTCGTCCTGCCACATCGGCTACGAGGACGTCTGTGTCGCACCGCCGATGAGCCAGTGCAACTACGCCTACTACGCCAGCAAGGAGGTGCTGCTCGACGACGGAACCTCCGCCCGCACCGGGGTCATCTCTCTGGGGGGTGGGCACGCCGCTCCGGGCCGGAACTTCCGCGCTGCGATCGCGCACTACGACAGCACCTCGACCGGGGTGGCCGACGTGAGCGTGGGTGACGACGAGCACGGCATCTGGGCAGCGGGCTGGGTCCGGCCGGGCACCACCGAAAAGCAGGTGTACGCCCTGCGGGCCTCCGACGTGTCCGGCGACTGGCGCGAGGTGGTTCCGGGTCAGATGGAGTTGGTTGCGGCACTCGCGGTCAACGTTGCCGGGCTGCCGGTGGTGTCGGTGCAGAACCGCACCCAGGTGAGCCTGGTCGCGGCCGGTGTGGTGGAGAAGCCCGACGACCCGATGAACGAGGTGGTGACCGCCGTGGTCAAGGCCCTGGCCCGGCGCGAGAAGATGGCGGCGCTCCGCCAGAGAGTAGGAGTCTGAGCATGAGTTGCAACTGCGGCAAGAACAAGAGCGCCAACATGGTCTGGGTGTTCACCTCCAAGGACGGCGCGATCACCAAGGAGTACCCCAGCGAGATCCAGGCGCGGGCGGCGGTGGTGAGGGCGAACGGGGGCAAGGTCGTTGCCCGGGCCAAGTGAGCGACAACACCGGCGTGGCCGGGGGGACGCGCGGTGCTGATCCGGTACCCGAGAAGCAGGACACCGCGCCGGACGGCTCGACCGTACTGGGCAAGGCGGACCCGCCCGATCCGCCCGGCGGAGAGCAGAACCGGGACTACCGCAACGGCGACGAGAAGGGGGTGGCTGACGATGGTGGTGCAGTCGGCTAAGGAGGCGATGGACAACGCCAAGGCGACCACCACCTGCTCGGTAGGGATGTGCCTGTGGCAGACCCAGGAGTGGCTGGAGTCCCCGCACCAGTACCCCGACGCCTCCGCTCAGTGGAACGCTGCCAAGTACAAGCACAAGGGTGACCGAACACCACCCGAGGGTGCCCCCGTGTTCTGGACCGGGGGCGGCTCCGGGTACGGCCACGCCGTGGTGTCGCTGGGTGGTGGCATGGTCCGCTCCACCGACCAGCAGAGCAACGGCAAGTGCGCCTCGGTGAGCATCGACGAGATCGACCGGGACTGGGGCAACCTGACCTACCAGGGCTGGACTGAGGACATCGCGGGCATCCGGCTGTCCTACCTGGCCGCCGGTGGCGAGCCGGACAACCCGAACGGTGTCAAGGTCGGGGACACGGTGTACGTCATCGCGTCCGGCGAACTCAACGGCCGGGACGAGCCCAGCGGAGAAGGCGATGTGGTGAAGACCAGGCCCTACGGCAGCACGTTCGTGGTCACCCAGTTGGTCGACGGATGGGCGGCCGAGTGATGGTCGACGGACTGATCGGCATCGACGTGTCGTCCAACAACAGCAGCAACTGGGAGGACGACGCATGGGACTACTGCTGGGTGAAGGCCACCGAGGGGAAGTCGTACAAGAACCCCGACTATGAGCACCAGATCGGCGTCGTTCGGAATCGTGGCAAGCAACTCGGCCACTACCACTGGCTTAACGACGGGGACGTAACCGCGCAGGTGGAGTGGTTCACCGCCCAGTCCGACGTGCGGCCCGGGGACCTCATCGCCGTCGACTGGGAAGACCCCAGCAACCCGACCACCGCGCAGAAGGATCAGGCGATCAAGGCGTTGCAGAAGAACTTCCCCGACAGCATGGTGGGGCTCTACTGCAACCGGGACTGGTGGCTCAACCACGACACCTCCTCGTTCTTCGGCAACTACCTGTGGATCGCCAACTTCAACGGTGGCTCCGACCCCGGCATCCAGGCCGACTGGACGTTCCACCAGTACACGACCGAGCCGTACGACAAGAACCGTGCCCCGAAGTTCAAAACCCTGGCAGACTTGCAGGCCTGGGCCGGGGCCGACGGACCCCCCGAGCCGCCGGAACCGGCTCCAGACGGTGTGTGGTACTCGACCGACTACCTGTTCCCCATGGTGAAGCCAGACCCTGCGAACGCTGCCGGGATCAAGAAGGGCGACTCGGTCAAGGTCACCGCCTCCGGTGGGCTCACCGCCCGCACCCTCCCCGGTGGCCCGAAGTCGCTCGACAAGGACGGCAACACGATCGTCCGCGAGACGGGCTACGAGTTCGATGTCACCGGTGATCCGGTTAGCGGCTGGATCACCGGTGGCACCAACTGGTACTCCAGCGACTACCTCGCCAAGGTCTCCGCACCACCACCCGCAGCCAAGCCGGGCTGGAAGCACTACAAGACGCTCAGTCTGAACGGGGTGTCCGGCTCGGTCTCCTACCTCCAGGGCATGGCTCGGGTGGATGCCATGACCGAGGACGACGGCACCTCCCACGCTGAGCGCTGGATCGTGGCGCAGGACTACAACAACGCCGGGGACATCCGGTTCCTGATGTTCGACTCCAGCGGCAAGTACATCGACTGGATGCAGGTCAACGACGCCGGGCACGGGCAGACCGTCTACGCCTACCGCTCCGCCGCCGGGAACCTCTACGTGTGGTGCGGCGAGGACCCTTCGTACCGCTACCCGTGGAACTCGGGCAAGAAGGTCTCCCGCACCTCTGGCGACAAGATGGACTACCAGGGCGGTCGGCCCCAGGCGGGCTACACCGACCGGGTGGGCTTCCGCTCCGCGACGGACACCAAGGAGACCATCTCGATCTTCGACCGGACCGACTTCACCGGCGGCGACAACCGCTCGAAGCCGATCAAGGAGGTCACCCTCTCTAAGCGCACCGACCTCACCCAGCAGTCGTGGTCGTGCAACGAGAAGCGGATCTACCGGATCTACGGCGGCACCAACGAGACCCCGGACCCGTCCGGCGGCAAGCACGTGCTGGACGTGTTCGACTGGAACGGCACCTGCCTGCTCAACAAGTTCGACGTGACCGGGATGCACTTGTCCGGCTCGGACGAGGATGAGCCCGAGGGCCTGTGCTTCGCGGCCAACGGCGCGGTGCTGGCGGCGAAGCGCGAGGGTGGCGCATCGGCGTCGGCGCGTGACTACGTGGTCTGGGAGATGACGGGGCTGCCGTGATCCGGCGTCGCCCCTGGTTCGCCGACCGGACGACGGGCGACCTGCTGATCCTGGTGATAGCCAGCACCGTCTGCTTCTCAGTGCTGGCCTCCGGGATGGCGCTGTTCATTGTCACACTGTGGGTGCCCGAGCGGGACACCACGGCGGGCTTCCACGCCGTCTCGGACGTGGTGAACACCCTGATCGGTCTGCTGGCTGGATTCCTCGCCGGGCGCACCGACGCCACCCTTGCCAAGCAGCGGTACGCCCAGGCGGTGGAGAAGACCGATGTCGCGGCTGACGGCTAGTCCCCTCGGGTACTGGGTCGCCGGAGGACTAGCGACCCTCGCCTTCGCCGGGGCTGTCATCAACGGCATCGTCAGCGCCCCGAGCGCGCCGGGGGCTCCCCAGACTTTCGTTGGCCCAGCGGGTCCAGCGGGCCCTCCTGGCCCCAGCGGGCCCTCGGGGGCTCCCGGTGTAGATGGGGTCGGCCAGCCGGGACTTGACGGCCAGCAGGGCGATGTCGGCCCGCCTGGCGTGCAAGGTGAGCCCGGAGGCCCGGGTCCCGCTGGCCCGCCGGGGCTGGACGCGACGGGTGCTCCAGGCGTTGATGGTGATCCCGGCGAGCAGGGCGCCGAGGGCGAACAGGGTGAGCCAGGCCCAGCCGGTCCACAAGGCGAGCCCGGAGAGGACGGCGCTGAAGGCGAACAAGGTCCACCGGGGCCAGTCGGACCCCCTGGCCTCCCCGCCCCCAGCCCCACCGCTGCGAGTCAGGTCTTCTGCCCGCCGGGGTTCACCTTCGGTCGGATCGAGGTTCATCAGCGCGCTCCCGAGGACCAGGACCTGCCGGTCTGGGTGTGTCTCCTGGACCCCAACCCCAGCCCCGGTGGCTGACCGGGTGGTAGCGCTGCTCCTCGCCGTTCCATCGGTACGAGGGCGGGCTGGTGGCCCAGTCGCACAGCCGCCACCACAGCCGCAGACACCACAGGATCATGGCTGACCTTTCCACTCCATACTCGTCCGCCGTCCCTGGACGTCGTCCCGCTTCGGGTTGTGCAGCGGGCATCGGTCGCGCTTCTTGTGCTGGGTCCAGCCGCCGAGCCAGAGCGCATTCCGGGCGGCCTTCACCGACTTCCCGCCGACGGTCGTGCAGATGTTGCAGTCCTTCGCGTTGCAACAGATGACGATCTGGCGAAAGGCGGTCACCTCAGAAGATGCCGATGAGGGCAATCACTAGCAGGATGACGACGATCACCAGGGTCGCCGCCGCAATGGCGTTCGTATTCATGGCCTGACGGTACGCCGCCTTAGGCAGCCTAAGCACTCCCCCTGCAGCGGACCCCCCTGTTCTGGGTGTACTGTCCCGGCCTAGGAAGTTCTTCCGCTGGACCTTGGTGCCCGGGGATCTCGACTTGCGCTTGGCGCAGCCCCATCTTCGAGCCGAGGAGCAAGTCCCGTGGACCTCAACAAGAACTTCACCGCACTGGATCCTGACGCGCTGGCGACCTACGCCACCCAGGTCCGTGCCGCTTTCGATGCGATCGCCGCATCCGATGCCCCGAGCGAGGACGAGGTCACCCAGGCCGAGGCCTACGCCGAGCACCTGGAGGCCATCGCCACCGAGCAGGCCACCCGGGTCGAGGCCGCCGAGGCGCTCGCCGCCCGCACCGCCGCTCTCCGCACCCGCTTCTCCACCGAGGCTCCCGAGGAGGTCGAGGAGGAGACCGAGGACGAGGACGACGAGGCTGAGGCCACCGAGGAGGTCGCTCCGGAGGCTCCTGCCGCTCCGGTCGCCCAGGCCCGCTCCGGTGTCCAGACGCTCGCCCGTCGGACCGCCCGCCCGGCCAAGCCCGCCGCCCAGCGCGCCCCGCTCACCATCACTGCTGCCGCCGACGTGCCGGACTTCGCGGCCGGTGCCAAGTTGGGTGGCCTGGAGCAGGTCGGCGTCGCCATGGTCAACCGGATGCGCGGCTTCGGCCCGCCGTCGGGTGACGGCAGCCGCGAGGACCTCCGCCACGTCGGTGTCGCCTCGTTCCGGCTGGAGTTCCCCGCCGAACTGACCATTGACCGGCACTCCGACGACATGGAGGTGCTCGCCTACGCGCAGAGCGAGGCCCGCCTCCCCGGCGGCTCGCTGGTTGCGGCCGGTGGCTGGTGTGCACCGAGCGAGACCATCTACGACCTGTGTGCCGGTGAGACCACGGACGGCATCATCTCGATCCCCGAGGTGAACGTCTCCCGGGGCGGCATCAAGTACACCCGGGGTCCGGACTTCTCCGACATCTACGCCGACGCTGGCTTCTGCCAGACCGAGGCGCAGGCCATCGCCGGGACCACCAAGCCGTGCCAGGAGATCGACTGCCCGCCCTTCGTGGACGTGCGGCTGGAGGCCTGTGGCATCTGCATCAAGGCCCCGATCCTCACCAACGCGGCCTACCCGGAGTTGGTGCAGCGCTACATCTCGGGCTCGATGATCGCCCACCAGCACAAGATGAACGCCAAGGTGCTCAACGCCCTCACCACCGGCTCCGTGGCCAAGACGGCGACCGGGCTCGGCGCGGTGTCCACCGACACCTTCGACGCGCTGACCCTCTACGCCGACCAGGTGAAGGAGAAGTACCGCCTGGGGATCAACTCCTCGCTGGAGGTCATCCTGCCGTTCTACGTGCAGGACATCCTGCGGGCCGACATGTCCCGTCGGACCGGCATGGACATCTCCCCGGTCACCGACGCGCTGATCGCCGCCGAGTTCTCTGCTCGCAAGTTGGCCGTCCAGTACGCCTACGACTGGCAGCCCCTGGGTGCGGTCGACGCATGGCCCGCCACCTTCAAGGCGCTGATGTACCCGGCCGGTACCTGGATCAAGGGCACCGCCGACATCATCAACCTGAACGCGGTCTACGACGCGGCCTCGCTGGCCACCAACACCTACACCGCGCTGTTCTTCGAGCAGGGCATCCTCGTGGCTCCGCAGTGCTACGAGAGCCTCGCTGTGGAGATCCCGGTCTGCACCGCTGGCACCACCGGCGCTGCTGACATGACCTGCGTCGTCGCCGTCCCCTGATCGCCGACTCAGACATCAGGAGTCGGACACGAGAGGGAGGTGCTGAATGGCCGTCGCACTAGCGAACGCTCGACAGTTGGTCGCCGCGCCGGTCCGCCAGCCGCGCAAGTTCGGCCTGTTCTCGGTGGTGGAGACCGTCGACAGTGGGGAGGCCCACTGGTTGCTCGGCGGTCTCACCTCCGACGGCGAGGAGTGCTCGCGGCCGGAGGGGACCACGATCGTCTGTGGCCCCACCGCAGCCAAGAGCAGCCGGTCCTGGTACTCCGACATCGACGCCGACCCCTGGTTGGCGTACATGTACGAGACCTGCAAGACGGTGGGTCGCTTCGACGAGTCCTCCGCCCGGTTGAGGCAGCGGTTCCTGGCCAGCGAGCAGTCGGCCGTCGAGACCGAGTTCCAGGACAACGTGCTGGACACCGCGACGGCCATCGGGTCGTTCGGTTCGGTCACTCAGGCGGTGGGCAGCCTGGAGGCCCACGCGGCAGCCGAGTACGGCGGTCAGATCACCCTGCACCTGGGGTTTCTGGCGGCCGAGGAGGCGTTCAGCAAGGGCGGTCTGGTGCGCGTGGGTGACCACCTGGAGACCCACGCAGGGAGTCTCGTGTCGGTGGGCAACTACCACGCCGACCACGCCGGAGGGTCCGCCACCGAACCGGTGGTCTATGCCTCCGGAGCGACCGTGCTCTACCGCAGCGCGCTGGTGGAGACCGGGCCGGTGCTCGGTCGGGCCGGGGCTCAGAACGAGTACAGCAACGACTACTACGTGCTGATCGAGCGTGGCTACGCAGCCCTGGTGGACTGCTACATGGCCAGCGCCACGGGCACCCTGTGTGACTGCGGAGGTCCGTAATGAGCGACCAGGTAGAGATCCCCTTCGACAAGGCGAGTGAGCAGGCCACCCTGCTGCTCGCGGCTGCCGAGGAACTGGGGCTGGAGCCCGACGTGGTGCAGACCTACGAGGGTGGCTTCCGCGTACCCAAGGAAGTCAACGACAAGGCGTACCCGCCGAAGAAGACCGCGAAGAAGTCCGAGAGTAAGGAAGGCTGATGGCCGGTTCCAACACCTGTTTCTCGCTCGTCCGTGGCCGGGCGATGCGGGTCACCCGGCTTGACGGCTGTGGCTCCGTCGACCTCGGGCCCGACGCTGCGATCGTCTCGGACGGCTTCATCACCGTCCAGTTGACCGCCCAGACCGACGAGGGCGAGACCATCTCGGTCACCAACGCCGCAGGCAAGGTCTGCATCCTCGATGAGCCCTGCCCCGTCTTCACCGGCTACGAGATCCAGGTCGAGTTCTGCGGCGTGGATCCCCTGCTGTACGAGTTGATGACCGGAATGCCCTCGGTCACCGACGCGGAGGGCAACCGGGTGGGCATCCGGATGAACTCCGGCATCGACGCCTGCGCCTCTGGATTCGCTCTGGAGGTCTGGTCCTCGGTGCCGAGTGCGGTCTGCGACCCGAACGCCGGTGTCTCCTACGGCTACTTCCTGGTGCCGTTCATCAAGGGCGGTGTCATCGGTGACTTCACCATCGGCAACGACGCGGTGAACTTCACCCTCTCGGGAGCCAAGAGCAAGGACGGCAACAACTGGGGTGCAGGTCCGTACGACGTGGTCAAGGACGACACCGGTCAGCCCAGCCCGCTGCTGGAGGAGGTCGACAGCCGCGACCACCTGTGGATGCAGTTGACCACGGTCGAGCCGCCCACCGCGTCCTGCGATGCGATCCCGGTTGGCGTGGCAGCCACCGGAGCCACCGCTGGCACTCCTGGTACGGCCACCCCGGCCCCGGCCTACCTGCCCGAGGACCTGGCGGCCCTGGTCGCTGCGGCTCCCCCGGTCGTGGCCAGCCCGACCACCGCCTGGACCACCGGGCAGTACATCGTGCTGGAGGACGGCTCGTTCGCTCACTGGGACGGCACTGCCTGGATGGCTGGCAAGGCGGCCTAGGCCTTAGGCGACCTAACCATGACGGCCACGTCCCGACGGGGCGTGGCCGTCACCGCGTCCGAGGGAGGAAGATGCCGATATGCCGACCGACTGCGACTGGCCCGTCGATCCCGCCTGTCTGACGACCGAGTGGGAGGCGCTGGACCCTGAGGTCCAGGCCCGCGCTCTGGGACTGTCGGCGGCCACGCTGCGGCGGCTGAGCGGCTACCGCGTCGGTGGCTGCCCCATCACCGTGCGGCCCTGCGTGCTGGGCTGCTGGGACCTCTCGCTCTACCGGTCCCGCTCCTGGGGGCCCACCCAACTGGCTGACGGCTCGTGGGTGAACACCTGCGGCTGCACGACCGAGTGCTCCTGCACAGCGCTGTGCGAGGTGCGTCTCGCCGCACCCGTCGGCCCCGTGTCCTGGGTCAAGGTGGACGGGGTGGAACTCCCCACCACCGACTACCGGGTGGACGGAGACCGGCTGGTGTGGATCGGTGACGGTGACTGCCCCTGGCCGGTGTGCCAGGACATGACCGCCGCCGACACCGAGCCCGACACCTTCGCGGTCCGCTACCTCAACGCCGCCGCCCCGGATGCACTGGCCGCGTACGCCGCCGGAGTGCTGGCGATGGAGTTCGCCAAGGCGTGCACGGGTGGCAAGTGCCGTCTGCCGGCGAACGTCACCTCGATCACACGGCAGGGTGTCTCCTACGACATCGCGGCCGGAGCCTTCCCCACCGGCATGACCGGCATCCGCGAGGTGGACGCCTGGATCGGCCTGTGGAACCCCAACAACATGCGCCAGGCCTCGTCGGTGTGGTTCCCGGGCCAGCGCACGCCCCGGGTGGTGGGGGCGTGACGGTCACCGAGCCGCTCGTGCTGCCCACGTACGACTCCCTGGTCGGCCAGGTGCTGGAGAACCTGGCCACCTGCCTGTGCGCCCAGATCGAGATCGACGGACTGCCACCCACCTGCTTCTGCGGGACGATGCCGGGTGCCGAGGTGCCGCTGGACTACGCGGGGGACTGCGACGACGTCTGCGGCATGGCCTGGGTGCGGATGATCGCGTCCTATCCCTCGACCTCGGTCGGCGCCGCCGCCGAGCGGCCGGGCAACTGCGCGATGGGCATCGGCGTCGACATCGAGGTGGGCATCGTGCGCTGCCTGGACGTTGGGGAGGGCGGGGAGCCACCCACGCCGGAGTCGATGGCCGAGGCCACCCGGCTGCAGGCGGCCGACATGATGGCGATGTGGCGCGCCGTCGCCTGCTGCCACGGCTCGAAGGACTGGATGATGGGGCAGTACCAGCCGTACGGGCCCGAGGGTGCCCTGGTGGGTGGCATGTTCCAGGTCGCGGTGGTGATCTTCTGATGGCCGCCGCCGTACTGACCCGGGTGGTCATCATCGACGGGGCGCTCTACCGGCCCCGTGGCCTGGTCTGGGTCTGGGTCCGCAAGGTGGGCACCAAGTTCGGGGCGAACACCCGCGCCGGGGTCAAGAGCCGGACCGGGAAGTTGAAGCGGAGCATCCGGGTGACCTACCGCAAGCCCGGTACCAAGAAGATCCAGGCCACCATCGGCTCCAACATGCCGTACGTGCTGTACGTCATCAGGGGCACCACCGGCCCGATCATGTCGGACGCCCTGTGGAACCTCCCCGGTCACGAGAAGAACCCCCAGGCCTGGACCGTCAACGCGGCTGGGAAGCGGGTGCCCGCACCGGGGATGACGATGGCAGTCGGCCGCAACAGGCACCCACCGGTGACACCCAAGTTCAGAGTCAGCGGACAGGACGCGAACAACTTCTTCTACACGGGCTGGCAGAAGACAGCCCGGCAGCATCCGGCCATCGGCAAGGTCCCCTTCCCCATCGGTCTGTCATGACTCCCCCCTCCGGTGGGGACTGGCTCGCGTGCCCAGCCCCTCCTAGGCTCAGGCCGAAACGACCAGGGAGGCATCGTGGCAGTACGCGAGTTCATCACCGCAGTGAAACAGTCCGAGGAGGGCACCGAAGAGGAGCCGTTGGTCTTCCGGGTCGAGGAGAACGGTCCCGAGTTGCGGGCCTACAAGCCAACCGAGGGCCAGTTCGCCCTGCTGGTGATGTCGCTGGGGCGGCACGCCTCGAACATGGACCAGGCCGCCGGGATCATCGACTTCTTCATCAACGTGCTCGACGAGGAGTCCGAGCGGTACGTGGTGCAGCGGATGATGGGTCGGCAGAACATCATCCCGCTGTCCAAGATCGTCGAGATCATGGAGTGGCTGACCGAGGAGTGGGGGGGTCGCCCTTTCCCCAGTGCCTCCGCCTCTACGTCATCGCCGCCGAGAGGTGGGAAGAAGTCGACGCGGCGTACGCCAGCCTTGACCTGATTCACCAACCCCCGTACCGGTTCATGAACCTGGTCTACGGGTGGTGCGTGCAGCGGGTGGAGCCGGAGAAGCGGGCCGACTGGGACGCCCTGCTCAGCGAGCCGCTACCCCACCAGGTGGCCCGGAAGGCCGAGCCGACACCCTTCCAGGCCGAGGACGAGGCGTCCGACTTCATGGCCACGATGGCCATGCACCAGGCCCAGCGGGCTTAGACGGTCTAAGGAGGCGACGTGCCCATCAGAGGCGAGACCATCGGAGCGGCGTACGTCCGCATCCTCGCCGACGGCACCGGCTTCGAGGCTGACGCCGAGCGTCAACTCCGCGAGGCCGAGCCGACCTTCACAAAGGTTGGCGAGCGCCACAACGACGCCTACAACCGGGGCTGGAACTCCGGTCTGCCGGGTGACGACGAGGACCCACTGGAGTCCTTCACCGATGCGCTCGAACAGGGCCGGGGTCGGTACAACCGGATCGGCGCGCTGCTCGCCGGTGACCTTGAAGAAGGCTTCGCCGACACGGTCAACCGACTGTTCCCCGACGTCGGGAACAAGATCCTCCAGAATCTGCGCGCGGACCTGGCCAGCGGCAGCATCGGCGAGGTCGAGCTGATCAACCGGCTGCACAACCTGCGCGCCGAGGCAGCCAAGGCCTACCGGGGCATCGCCGACGACAACGCCATCCTGTTCAACGAACTGGAGGCCAGCACCAAGCGCTACGCCCAGGGGCTGGACAACACCGGCCGCTCGCGGCGACAGTTCCTCAGGGACATCCGCGCGATGGTCGCCGCCCTTCCCGACGCTGTCACCAACCTGGACTCCTTCCGCGCCACGGTCACCCTGATGCGCCGGGAGGTGGTCAACGCCACCCCTCGGCTGACCAGGTTCCGGGAGGAGATCGACAAGACCGGCACCACCTTGGGTCGGGTGTTCGGCAAGGGCAGCCGGAACAACTTCCTCAACTTCTTCGGCTCTTTCATCCAGGGGATGTCTCGGCTGACCCGGGTGTTCACCACCTTCTACCGATGGCCCGGTCTGATCGCCGAGCAGGTCGGTCGGATGGTCACCCGTTTCCAGGCGCTGGTCGACGAGGCGGGCAGCCTGCGTGGGGCGTTCCTCAACCTGGCCTCCCAGGGGCTGCCCGGGTTGATCGCCGCTGTCGGCGCGGCGGTCGGGCTGCTGACCACCCTCGGGGTCAGCCTGGGCCCCGCCGCTGCTGCCCTCGTCGGACTGACCGGGATCGTGCTGTCCCTGGCCGGGTCACTCGGCTTCGCTCTGGTGGGTGGGGCGGTGGCCGCCGCCGGGTCGCTGTTCCCGCTGGCTGTGGCCATCGGTGTGGTTGCCCTGGCCATCGGCGGGCTGGACAAGAAGAACAAGGCGGTCAAGCAGAACCTGAAGGAACTGGAGGACCAGTTCAAGCGCCTCCAGCGGATCGCCTCCGAGGGTCTGTTCGGCAAGGACGGGGGCGGGCTGGACAACCTGACCGTCCTGTTGAAGGCCGTCGAGCCAGTCGTGAAGTCGGTGTCCAGGGCCCTCGGCGACCTGCTCGATGATCTTGGTGACGTGGCCAAGAGCAAAGAGTTCGTCAAACTGATGACGAACCTGTCGGAGATCCTGCCGCCGATGGTGACCACCCTGGGCAAGATCGGGGGCAACATCGGCCTCGGTCTGATCCGGGGATTCATCGTGCTGGAGCCCTACATCACCGACTTCCTGGGCTGGATGGAGGAGGTATCCAAGGCGTTCGCCGACTTCAGCAAGGACGACGGAGCCCGGGGCGGGTCCAAACTGGCCCAGTTCTTCGACAAGGCCGCGGGCAGCGCCATGCGGCTGTGGGACCTGATCGTCCAGGTGGGCAGTGTCATCGCCACCGTGTTCTCGGCAGGCAAGTCAACCGGCGACAACATCATCACCAGCCTGGCTGACGCCGCCGAGGACCTCAACAAGTGGCTGACCAGCCCAGAGGGTCAGCAGGCCCTGAAAGACATGTTCGGCTTCGCCGAGCAACTCGCCGGGGCCCTCGGTCAGGTGGTCGTCCAGGCGGTCAAGTTCATCGACGCCCTGGACACCCCGACCAGTCGCTTCATGCTGCTCGGGATGGTCGGCGCCCTGGAGTCGCTCATCGGCTGGCTGACCATCGGTGCCGGGTTGCTGGACCGGTGGAACACCTTCCTGCTGGAGACGCTGAGCGCCGGGATCGCAGCCTTCCAGAACATGATCTCCGGTGCGGCGGGGGCCGTGCAGGGCATCATCGACGCCTTCGGGCAGATCAAGGACTACATCGTCAACGTCCTGGTTCCCGACATCCAGGACGTGTTCAGCGCCATGACCCTGGGCGACTTCCTCGTCGAGGCACTGCGGCTGTTCGAGGACGTGTTCGCTGGCATCCAGATGCTGTTCAACGGGTTCTTCGAGTGGTGGACGACCAACGTCGCCAGACTGCCGCTCCCGATGCAGATCGCGGTCAACGCCCTGATCTGGCCGTGGCTCTGGCTCTACAACGCCCTGGTGGGCAACTCGATCGTGCCGGACCTGATCAACGAGATCATCCGGCTGTTTGGCACCCTGCCCACCGCCATCCTGTTCGCCCTCGGTGGGCCGCTGGTCGGGCTCTTCGTCGTCTGGATGTTCGGGGTGCCCGAGGAGGCTGCCCGGGTCGCCAGACTGGTGATCGACGCCTTCAGTGGCCTGGCGACCAAGATCATCCAGACGGCAGGGAACGTCAGCCAGGCGTTCAGCACCTGGTTCTCCGGGGTGGGTGGCATTGCCACCCGGACCGCCGACGCCATCGTTCGGGCGTTCACCGGGCTGGCGGGTCGGATCATCAGGGCGGCCACCTCGTTCAGCAGCGCGCTCTCCGGCTGGCTGGCCCCAGCCCCAGGCATCGCCGACCGGACCTCGGTCAGCATCGCCAATCAGTTCTCCGGCATGGCTGCAGCCTCGATCAGGCAGGCGGGCAGCCTGGCCGAGGCCATGAGTTCCTGGGGTAATGCGGCGGTGCGTGAGGCCAACTCCATCGCCGATGGCATCGTGGACCAGTTCCGGGGTCTGAACAAGCGGATCGAGCAGGCCATCGGTCCTGTCGAGATCACCGTGAAGGTGAACATCCCCGACATCCCCCAGCCGACGGTGACCGCCAGGGTGATCGTGCCGGAGACCGCCGGTGGTGGTGTCTTCAACGGCCCCCAGGTCCGGATGATCGGCGAGGCCGGACCCGAGGCTGTGGTGCCGCTGAACCGCAACCTGGCCTACGTCGATCCGGCGGTGCGAGCGCTGTCGGCCATCGCCCAGGGGCTGCCGGTGCCCAGGAACAGCGGGCTCAGCGTCGATACCGGCAAGGAGAACACCGAGCCGGTCATGCAGGTCACCATCATCACGCCCACCGAGGATCCCAGGGCTGTGGCGGCCGAGGTCTTCGCCCGACTGACGGCGGCGTCCTATGTCTGAGCGGCTTAGTCAACCTAAGGGAAGGGGTGCGTGATGTGGCCTGGCTATGTCCTGTTCAACGGCACTGAGGTCATCAACGCGACCCGCACCGAGGCCTACGCAGCACACGCCAACGTGGGCTGGTTCAAGCCCGTCTACGAGCAGCCCGACCTGCCCTGGCTGCTCGGTGAGAAGCCGTACGCCACCCCGCTGCAGGACGATGCGCCCTGGACAGACCCGGATCGGCTGGACTCCTACGACTTCTACGGCTGCTACCCGCTGGAGATCGTCGGCTTCGAGGACTCCACCGCCGAGGCGTCCGCGATCGAGTCGGTGATCGACGGTGGCTACGTGAACAAGCCCCGGCGCAAGACCCGCACGATGGTGTTCACCGCCGTGCTGGTGGGTGCCTCCCAGTGTGCGGTCGAGTACGGGATGCGCTGGCTCCGCTCGGTGCTCACCACCACCAACTGCAACAGCGCCTCCTACGGGGTCTGTGGTGGGTCCGAGATGTGCTACCTGGGCTGCGAGCCGGTGATCGACGACAACGCCAGCGAGGGGCTGACGGCCGAGGAGTGCTACGACAAGATCGGCCGCTCGATGCACGACGTGACCACCACCAACGGTCCGGTGGTGACGGCGAAGATGGACCTGAATGACGGAGGCTGCGCCTGGTCGGTGTCCTGGACCATGATCGCTGCGAACCCGGCCGAGTTCGGCGTCGAGAAGCCCATCGTGGTGGGGTTCCTGGACCCGGCGGTGGAGGTGCCCTACTACGGCGGGGTGATCCCGGAGGGGGCGCACTTCGACGACGACGGTCACGTGGACGACGACCCGGTCTGCCCGGTGGAGACCTACATCCCGGTCTACGACCCGATGTGCGACCTGCTCTCGCCACCCCCGGACATCCCCACCGTGGTGCCGACCTGCTTCGACTTCCCGCCCAACTTCCTGCGGTTCTCCTTCGTGATCCCCCGGGAGGACATCCCGTTGTGGGACCAGGTGGTGCCGATCATCAAGTTGACCACCAGGGCCGAGGAGGCACGGAACGTCCGGCTGCGCTTCTACGCCGACGTGTTCGGTACCGGCAGCCCCGACTCCGACCCGTGCAACTACTGCGGCGACATCGTCATCTCCTACATCCCGCCGTCCTCCACCCTGGTGATCGACGGTCCAGACCATGACATTTATCTGGACTCGGCGGGCATCGGTCGACGGCGGGCTGACTCGCTGGCCACCGACTCCTCCGGCAAGCCGATGGACTGGCCTGAGTTCTCCTGCGGCTTCGGCTACGTGGTGACCGTGGACATGCCTCAGCAGCAGACCGGTCGTCCCGTCGTCGACCTCGCCCTGGTGTCGCGGATCGCCTGATGGCAAGCGTCACGTACACGAAGATCGGCTGGAGCGTCTTCACCGTCCCCAAGAAGGTCACCTCGCTGACGGTGACGGTGGACGGCGCGGGCTCCAGCACCCGTCCGGCCGGTCGGGTGACGGGCAAACTCGCGGTCAAGCCAGGCCAGAAGATCTACTGCCACGTCGGACAGGCGGGGCGGGCGAACAGCACCACCACTGGTGGCGCGGCGGTCTCCGGCGGTGGTGGCAAGGGCGGCAACGGCCTGGGCAGCGGGAACCGGGGCGGCTGGAGCGGTGGCGGCTACTCCTGCATCCGGATCGGCTCCACCACGGGCACGTTGAAGGCGGTCGCGGGCGGTGCGGGTGGCAACTCCGGTGACGGGGCCCTCGGTGGTGCGGGCGGTGGTCCCTCGGGCCACGACGGCTCGCTGTTCGGCACCGGCAGCGTCACCGGGATCGCCACCGGTGGCACCCAGACCCAGGGTGGCAACGGCGGGGCCTCCCCGACCAACGCAAAGTACAACGGCGCCAACGCCGGGGACCAGACACTGTCCCCGGGAGCGGCCGGTGGTGCCCCGCCCAGCGGGTCGGGTCACGGTGGCGGTGGTGGCGGTGGTGGTCTGCGCGGTGGCGGTGGTGGCCGGGCCTCGGCGGCGGGTCAGTCACCCGGCGGCAGCGGTGGCGGTGGCTCGTCCTTCACCGGTGGTCTGAGCGGCGCGGCCAACACCCAGGGTGCCGGCGGTACCGGCAACGGCGCGGTGACCATCACCTACGTCACCCCGGCCCCGGCGAACCAGCCACCGGCCATCCCGCGCACCATCAAGTTGAACGGGGTCGATGTCACCAACGGGATGATGACCAAGGCTGGCTCGTCGGTGAAGGTCACGGCCAACCTGATCGACACCAACAAGCAAAAAGTCCGGATGAGGGTGCTCTACTCGTCCACCAGCAACTTCGCCTCGTACAAGACGGCCTGGTCGCCCTGGGTCACCTACCACGCGAACGGCAGGGTGGCCACCGCCACCCTGTCCGGGCTGGCGCTCAACACGATGTACTACGTCCGGGTCTACTCGCAGGACGCCAAGGGGATGTACTCGGTCTCCTACAGCGGCTTCACCTTCTACACCGACCGTGCCCCGACCGCGCCCACGGGCCTGACGGTCAACAACACGGGCAACGGCATGACGCTGCCCTCCACCTCCTCGGCCACCTTCACCTGGACCCACAACGACCCGGACCCGTCGGACTACCAGTCCGGCTTCCAACTCCAGTACCGCAAGGCGGCGACCTCGACCACCGCACCCGGTGCCTGGGTGGTCACCACCTCCTACACCGGCCAGAACGGTTCCCCGGTGGTCGCCGGACCGCCGTCGTCGTCGAAGAACTTCTGGGTCTTCAACCCCAACACCTTCACCGGCAACTACTTCTGGGAGTGGCAGGTCCGCACCCGGGACGCGGCCCGCAGCCAGTGGGGTGGCTGGTCGCTGCTGTTCACCTTCCGGTCGCAGTCGACGAACTCGCCGCCGGTCCTGCTTAGTCCGCCTAAGGCCTCGGCTCTGGACGTCCACGCCGCCATCACCTTCTCCTGGCGGTTCGTCGACCCCGACACCGCCGACCGGCAGCAGAAGGCGGACCTCCGCTACCGGCCCCTGGGCCGCACCAAGGAGGTGACCGCCGGGACCGCCCCTGTGCTGGGTCCCAACGACGGCTGGATCCAACTGAACGGCCTACCCACCCCCGGCATCCCCGGGGCTGACACGTTCTGGGCGATCCAGGCCGACACCTTCACGGCCGACTACACCTACGAGTGGGCGGTCCGCACCTACGACACCGCCATGGCTCTGGCCTCGGGCTGGTCTGACTCCTTCCACTTCTATGCCCTGAACACCCCCGGGGCGGCGGCCGATCCCCTGCCCTCGGCGGACGACGTGCTCATCCCCGGTGGCTCGTTGGGCTGTGGCACCTACCGGGCGTTCATCTACGAGCAGGGCGGGCAGAAGCTGCTCGGGGAGATCGAGCCGATGGGGCGACTGGTCTTCAACCGGGTCCGTGACGACATCTCCAGCGCCACCGCCTTCTCCAACGGCTACTCGGCCGACTGTGGTCAGTTGTACGGCTCGGTCCGCACCTGGATGCACGAGTTGGTGATCTTCCGGGACGGGGTCCGGGTCTGGGAGGGACCCATCACCCGGATCGCGTACACCCAGAACTCGGTCGAGATCGAGGCCAAGGACGTGATGGCCTACGCCTACCGCCGGATCATGCGGCAGGGCTACAACGACTCCTACCGGCTGGTGCAGAAGGCCTCCGGCAGCATCCCCGAGCAGAGCACCGGTGTGCTGAGCGTGGTCAAGCGAGCCACTATGTTGCTGATCCAGGGGTTGGCCCCGTACGACCCCAACGTGCTGCCCTACCTGACGTCCATCGAGTACCCCGACGACGCGAAGCAGGCCCGGATCGTCGCGGACTGGTCCCGCACGATCTGGGAGGAGGTCGACGACCTGGCGGCCACCGCCGGGCTCGACTACACCACCGTGGGCCGGCGGATCCTGCTCTGGGACACCCACCGGGCCATCGGGCGGCTGCCGGAACTGCGGGACGGCGACTTCTCCGACTCCCCCATCGTGACCGAGTACGGGATGCAGTTGGCGACCTACTTCGCGGTCACCAACAACGCCGGGGTGGCCGGTGCCGTCGAGGTCCCAGCCAAGACCTACCCGTACGGTCCGATCGAGCAGTTGGCGTCGTCCTACAGCGACTCCTCGGCCGCGTCGACGGAGATCCTCACCCCAGCGGCTCTGGCGAAGGCCCAGGAGACGCTGATCGCCCAGGCGGGGCGCAACATCGCCGGTCGCTGGCCCGCTCCGCTGATCGTGCGGGTGCCGGACAACTCCACCCTGTCCCCCAAGGCCGGGATCGGCTTCCAGCAGTTGATCCCGGGGGTCTGGCTGCCGCTGCGCTCGATCAACACACCCCGACAGGTGCTGCAGTGGCAGAAACTCGACTCGATCAGTGTGGAGTCCACCGAGAAGGGTGAGACCGTCAACGTGGTGCTCTCTCCGGCACCCAACGGCGGCAACGACCCGGACGCCGACCTGACACCGGAAGGGGGCTGAGCCATGGGTGGGCAGAACAACTGGCGCGCCAACATCACCGGCGAGGACTGGATGCGCGGCATGGAGAAGCGGGTGCTGCACGAGGAGCGGCGACCGCAGGTCCGCACTGCCTCCGACATCCTCGGCCCCGGCATCGCGCCCTACTGCGTCCGGATCGAGGACTGGAACACCGACGAGACCTACTTCAACGGGTTCTTCTACTCCGAGCCCGGAGCCTTCAACACCCCCAAGTCCGAGCGCTACTGGATGGGTGCCAACCTGACCACCGAGCCAGGCTTCGGCCTGCAGCGGGTCAGTGAGTATTTCGGTGACACCACCGATGTGGCGTGGCCGCGACAGGTCTGGGTGCGCAAGTTCTGGACCGCCAGCCCGGACACCCCACGGGAGTGGTCGATCTGGCGGATCGAGGACAACAACCCGCCCGGGATGATCGTCGAGTACGGCGGGACACTCGGCTCGGCTCCCAACGGGTGGATGTCCTGCAACGGCTCGGTGCTCAACCGGGCGTCCTACCCGGACCTGTTCGGGGCCATCGGCACCCGCTTCAACACCGGTGGCGAGACCGGCACCCAGTTCCGCATCCCCACGGCCAGTGGGAAGGTGATCAAGACATGATGCACACAATGAGAGGTGGGATCTGATGGCCAAGGGTTGCTGCGGCGGGAGCACCTGCGCCTGCCAGATCATCGGACACGGGGCGGCGGACGTCTCCGGCTCGGGCACGCCGTCGGACCCGTTGATCATCGACGTGGACATTGCCTTCACGTCCAGCCAGAACAAGACCTTCACCACGCTGGTCACCGGGGATGGCTCCACGGCTGACCCCTACTCGCCGGTGGTGTCCTTCACCTCGACCGCCGAACTGGATGACTTCCCCGACGTGCAGGCGGCGAACCCGGTCAACGGGCAGGTGCTGGCCTGGGACTCGGCGCTGAGTGCCTGGGTCGCTCAGGCGGCCACCGTGGCTCCGGCGGGTGCGGTGCTGCACGACACCTCGCTGACCGGGGACGGCTCGGCCGGGCTGCCACTGGGTCTGCTGCCGGAGCCCAACCGGCTGGTCGGCACTTTCGCCACCGGCGTCGGGCTGACCGACCAGGGCATGGTCTCGGTCACCCAGCACTTCGTTGACGCAGCGGCCCGCACCGCAGCCCTGCCCACACCTGGGCTGAACCAGTTGACGATCCTCGACACCGAGCCCGGGATCATCTGGTACTGGACCGGCGCGGTCTGGTCGCTGCTGCCCAACCAGACCGGCTGGGAGGCCGTCGATGCGATGCTCGAACTGTCGGGGCCGTGGTCCGATGGTCTGCAGCCGACGGTGATGGTCTTCCAACTCACCATGACCACCGACGCCTTCGGGGCCTTCGACATCCTCGGCACCCCCGAGTTGGCCGGTCGGTCAGGAGTGCTCGCCGCTCAGTTCACCGAGCACGGGTCCTCCCCGTGGAAGGCGATGGTCAACGCTGTCAGCAACAAGATCGTGGGTACCGCCTACCGACTGACCGACGGCACGGTGATGGCAGGGACTCCGGTGTCCGGCACGGTCCAGGCGATCCTCTACTGAGTTAGGTCGTCTAAGTCAGTTGGGGGCCGGCGAAGTGATCGGCACATAGAAGGTACTTAGAACGGAGCACCATGAACCACTCACCACTGCTGCGCTACTTCGCCTACGACCACCTGCCGGAGAAGTTGCAGGCGATCTCCAAGCCGTACCACGACCTGGCGAAGCACATCGAGAGCACCCTGCCGTCGGGGCCGGAGACCACGGTGGCGCTCAGAAAACTGTTGGAGTCCAAGGACGCGGCGGTGCGCGCGGGGCTCGACCTCTAGAACAGGGCGTCCTGCTGGAGCGGTTCCTTGGATGCCAGGAACCGCTCCATCTCCTCGGCCAACTGTCGCCAGAGGGCGCGGTCGTCGGGATCGTTGTCGGTGTCCTCGGCCTGCTTCACGAACCAGGCGTACTGGGTCTTCAACGAGGGGTTCCGTGACCCCAGGTGGGCCCTGATCCGCTGGACCTCGTGGACGTGCTCGCGGAACCAGTCGTCGACCTCGGAGCGAGTCCCGATGGCTGACCTCTTGGCACACGAGCAGCGGGCCTGGAGGTGAGGGTCCAGGCCCGCGTAGTGAACGTGATGGTTGCTCATGCCGGGACGGTAGACCCCACCCGGCCAGCGCCGCCAGAGAGGGCGCCATCATGGCCGCACGAGTCATGCTGGGCAGCCGTAGCGACCCAGCCGGGACCGGGTGGGGTGGTCACAGGTGGTCCGCCGGGATCAGGTAGGTGACCTGTACCTCGCCAGGTGGGGACCAGTCGACGTCCACGATCTGCCACGATGGGTTCTGGGGGAATGGGTCGGAGAACGTGCCGACGTACTCCTCGTTGGGGCTGTCCCTGACGTTGGGTGCCGAGTCGGTGCGATACCAGACCCGCATCAGCCGCTTCATCGGATGGGGCGTACGTCGAGTTTCATGTAGGCGGCCCGGTCGTACTCGACCCGGCCACCGGAGACCTTGGTCCAGCGGACCGTGAACCGGCCCGTGGAGCCCTCGACACCCTGCAGGGCAGCCTTGGCCTCGTCCTTCAACCGGCGGGCCGTCCGCTCCAGCCCCAGGGCCTCCTGGTGCATCGCCACGGCGGCGAGCAGGTCGCTGTCCTCGATCAGTCCCTGCGGACCACCACGGCCCGCACGACAGTCCAGGAAGAACCCGCAGGCTTTCTCGCACATCTGGATAGGAGGCTCCTTTCGGGCTTCCTCTCCCTGCTGGTAGGCGTAGACCACATCGTCAAGCCAGGCGGTGGCTGCTTCGACGACTCGCTCGTCATAGGGCTCCTCGTGGACGTGGGGGATCTTGTCGTCTCCACCTCGGTCGAACCAGATGTTGCTGACCTTGACGTCAGCGAGGGCCACGTCGTCGTCGAACAGGCCCATCGAGTGCGCGGCCTTCGCGTACAGGTGCCGCTGGAACTGCTGCTGCTGGGATGGTCCGGTGCGCCGCACCCGCTCCAGCCCTCGGACGGTCTTGACGTCGATCAGTTTCCCCGAGGGCTCGACCAGGTCCGGGTGCCCCATCAGCACGTAGGTGCCGGTGTCGCCGTAGAGGGTGATGGTCACCTCGGACTGGCGGATCAGGTTCGGGTAGAGGCTGGTCATCGCGGCCTCGATGTGGTCCCCGAGGGCGGTGCCGATGAAGGCGGCGGTCTTGTCGGTGGCGGGCTCCTGTTCTCCGAGCAGGTGCCGCCGCACCCGCTCGGAGCAGTGCCCCAGATCCGAGACCCCCACTCGGTGTCCAGAGGCTTGGATGCTACGGGCTGTCTGGTTCGTCGCCAACTGCACGGCCTCGTAGAACTGGTCCGACATGGCCTGCTCCTCGGCCGTCATCAGCCGAGGAGGCTCCTGCAACAACATCTGTAGGTCCACTACGCGCTCCACTCCGGATCATGGTCGTGCTCGTAGCACTGGCACACGGCTGGGCTGTCGGTGTCATCGTCCCAGGCGCTACCGACACAGGCCTGGTGCTTGCCTTGGGAGCAGTCCGGGCACACTGCCCGGGGCCACCAGTGAGGCTCGGCGGTGTCGCTCACCGCCGCGTCTCCTCGTAGGGAACGTCCTTCGGCAGCCTGTCACCGGCGGACTCGCCCTCGATCTCGCGGGGCGGCAACTCGGTCACGTTGATGACGGCGATGGCGGAGTCGAACAGTTCGGTGGGGACCTCCAGGTGCAGCCAGATCGTCTGGGCCTCGTTGTCCATCGAGGAGGGCTTGCGCTGCCGGACCCCGGTGATCTTTCCGCTCACCACCCGCTGCCCGGCGTAGTCATAGATCGGCTCGACGATCAGGTACGCGGAGACCCTCATGCTGGCACGCTCTCAGCGGGCTCCTGAGGCACCTCGACCGCTCCCAGGGCGTTCGCCAGGTTGGTCTTCTGCTCCTCGGTCAGCACCGGGGTGGGGGTGGTCTGGGGGTCGTAGAGCGGGCTCTCGTCGTCGGTGGTCTGCAGCGTCCCCTTGATCAGCGGGGTCAACTGGCCGTTCCGGTACAGGTGCAGGCCGAACGTGTCTCCGAGGTTGATGCAGGCTCGGCGCAAGGCGTAGGACTCGACCGAGGTAAGGGCAAGGGCGTGGGCTTCACCACGGGAGGGCTGCGGTGCAGACTCCTCGGCGTGCCACTCGGTCTGAGTGCAGACGACGTTGCCGTCGTAGTCGCGGATGGTCAGGGTGCAGGCGCAGCGGTAGCAGACCTTCCAGTAGGTCTTGCCGTTCTCGCGCTCCTCCGGCTCCTCGTAGATGAGGGTCATGTCGTGGATGGAGGAGTCCCAGTTGCCGAAGCCGAAGACCCGGGACAGTTCGGCCCGCACCTCGAACTGCGGGACGTAGGACTGTCCCCGGACCTGCTCGACGCGGGAGGGGATGACGGGGGTGAGGAGACGCTTGATCTGGGCGTTGGTCAGTGGCATACCTCATTCTACCGCAGAAAGGTACAGTGTCCACCATGACCGAAGCGCTGACCATCGACTTCTCTGACGCACCCCACGACCCGTTGGAGAGGCTGGTGTGGCTGAGCGGAGCCAAGGCGGCGTTCGACGCTCAGGTGAGTGCGGAGTGGCAGTCCGCCTACTTCGACGCCCGGCTCACCGGGCGGTTCGGACCGGCCCTGGATCTCAACCTGCACAGCAGGAAGCGGGCTCTGGCGTTTACTCGCGCGGAGAACGAGCGGCGCGGTCGGCCGATGCGCTGGGGTGACGGGTTCTGAGTTCGACCAGGATGTCGTCCCAGTCGTCGGGGTACCAGAGCCGGTAGGTCGCACCGATCGCGTGACCCCAGGACACCTGGTCGGGACGGGGCTTCTTGGTGCCCACCTTCAACTCTGCGTGGATGACCTGACCACCCCGGGCCAGCACCAGGTCGACGAAGCCGGAGTCCCCCTGGACGGCGGTCCGCCACCCCCGCTCGGTGCGCGCCGGGCGGAAGTGGCAGACCAGCCAGCCGTACAACTTAGCGGTGTCGATCACCCGCTGCAGGAACTGGGTCTCGTTCATTGACTTAGGCAACCTAACTTGACCCACTCCACCCACCCTGGCAGTCGGGTGCCCGCCAGTCCAGCGGGTGTCTGAACGGCATCAGCCAGGGGGTGTCGCAGTTGCGCGCCAGGATGAAGCCGGTCTCCCGGGCAGCCTCGGGATTGGCATGAGCCCAGCGGTGACAGGGACTGCACAACCACACCCCGTTGCAGGCACAGTGGGTGTGGCTGTCGCGCACCGAACGCGACCGACGGTGGTGCCACTCCCCGGTCGGTGCCGGGACCGCGCACCTAGCACACCGGTGACGGTCCCGGGACCGTACGAGATCCCGGGACCGCTGCGGTATCGCCGTGGCCTTCACGAGCAGATCATCTCGCTTGGCTCTTGAACCAGGCGTCGCCCTCCCACATGGTCACCAGAGTCTTGCCCGCCGCGCTGACCTCCGTGCTGGCCCGCACGTCGACTGCTCCATCGAGGTCGAACTCCTCGTCACCGAAGAACTCGGCCGCCTGGTCATAGAGGCGTTGAATCAGCACCTCCCTACTCCCCGCCTGGGCGGTCACCTGCAACCGGACCTTCACCTGTCCTGTGCTCATCTGTCTCCTTCGTCTGGATGTCGCCGAGGCGTACTCGGCGCGAGTGTGCTTCCAACAGGTAGGCGAAGGACCCCCCAATGAACCCGCCGGTGAACGACAGGACCACCACCATCGCCCACTCCATCACCGCTGTACTGCTGGCCAGGGCTTCATCACGAGCCCCCCCATGCACGCGATGATCGCGTCGAACTTCTCGGTCACGTCGATGAACTCGGCCCGATCCACCAGGAAGATCCTGGTGCCCAGATCCGACGAACCGATTCGGGTTGTGAGGTGACCCAGCGGGGCCATGTAGGCGATGTTGGCGATCGGGATCATGAGCGGTCCACCGACCTCCTCAGCGCTGGTCAGCAGCAGCAGGTGTGGAGTCACTCCGACACCAACTTCATCGTGTTGAGCGGCATGACTGTGCGCCACAGGACCATCAGCATCCTGTGCTGGCCGACGAAGGCGATGCCTACCGTCCTGCCCGAGTCGGTGCCAACCCAGCGCCACGACCAGGACAGTCCACCGGTAGGGCGGAACCCCTCGGCGACGTCGACGAGGTGGAACCCCCGCCTCACGGCCTGCACCTCGAATCCATCTCGGGGAAGCGAATCATCGCCGGTGAGGTGACCCCGCCTTCTGAGGTATCCGCCTTCAAGGTGGAGATGAAGCCGAACTGCCCGATGCAGAACGTCGCCACGTTGGGCACCGTGTCAGGTCCCCGGTAGATGGTGACGTGCTGCATGTCCTGGTAGTTGTCCGGCTGGGTCCCGTTCGGACCCTGACGGTCCGCCGTGGGTGAGGCACCGCAGGCTCCGGCGGCGGTCAACGGCAGCACGACGCCGATGACCACTGCTCCGATGATCTGGATCGGCCCCCTCATACCAGCACCAACTCGTTCATCAGGAAGGGCACGTCTCCGCTGGAGAACAGCGCCTGCACAGCATCGGGTTCTCCCCACTCGATCAGGGCGCCGTCCCGCTCGTAGGTCTGGTGCACGTCGTAGCCCGGACCGTCCGGGGCTACGCAGATGGCGATCAGTGCCTCGTGGGCTTCGGGGTCACCCGCCTGGAACGCCTCCCGTGCCGATCCCGCACCCTTCTCCGGGTCGTCGGTCAGGAAGACGTAGGTGTCCACCGCCAGGGTCACCCAGTTGATCTTGGGCAGGATGCCCTCCATCCGGGCGTGCAGGATGGCGTGCAGGGCGTCGGTCGGGTGCACGTCGATGAGCGGGAGCATCCCCGACTCGTCGTTCTCGCAGCCGATGGTGATGCAGCCCATCGCGTCCCCGTCGGCCTCGATCATCTCCCGCATCAGGGAGAGGAAGAAGTCCGCTGGTGGTGGTGGTCCGGCGTACGGGTGCAGGACCATTGCCCCCGCTCCATGGTCGTACGCCATCCTGGTCACGGCGGCGGCGGCCTCGGCCATCGCCATCTGCTCGTCGGTTGGTTGCTCCTCGTTCATACTGCTGCTCCCCTTCTGCGTTCGTAGGCGGTCCGGTGGCTCGGTGCCACCAGCCCGTCGAAGTTGACTCGATTGAACCGTTCGCTGAGGGCCACGTACCCCCAGGCCTTCAACTTGGTGGCGAGGTTCCCGGCGTCGGCGTAACCGAGAGTCCTGGCGATGGTGTCCGGCCACTCCTTCAGATTGATCAGGTGCTCGGCCTCTCTGGCGATCTCAGCGTGGCGCGCTGCCGTCTCGTCTTTCACGTGTCTCGGCACCTCCCTCGTCGTGACAGGTGCACTTGCAGCGGGTCCCCTGGGGGTCGGAGCATTCGGCGTGCCAGCCGATCGAGCACTGGCGGAAGATGCCGTGCCCCCGCCCCAGGATGGCGGCGGCATCGGTCTCGTCGTCGGTCATCAGCGTGCCGTCCGCACGCTGGCCATTGATGCTGATGTACGGCATCAGAACGGCACCTCCGGGAAGAACTCGACACCATCGAACAGGAGGCGGGGCTCCTCGAAGGTGCCGTTGGCGATCTCGTCGACGATCTCCTTCAACTGCTCCAGCGTGTTCTCCTCCTCGAACAGGGCATCCGCCTCGGCCGGGGTGAGCCCGAGTTCGGCAGCAGCCCGCTCGCCGATCCCGGTCCAGGTGAGGATCTCCCCGTCCCTGGTCAGTGCGTAGGTGGCCCATGTCGGCTGCTCAGGCAGTCGGCACGCCCGCCATCCCCGCGAGTGCAGGTAGTGACCGGCGTAGCAGAACGCCGACCCGCACTCGTTGATCTCCACCCACATCTTCTGGTTCCAGGAGCCGTCGGCAGCGGCTGCGATCACCCGGTCGAGGGTGGCGTACAGCAGGGCGTTGTCAGCCACGGGAGGCCGCCTCTCCACCGATCGCCTCGATGGCGATAGCCCACTGCTCACTCATGTCTCTCGGGTCTTCAGCCACTTCGTTCAATGCCTCTTTCCAGTCCTGCGGAATGTTCGCCGGGAAGGCGAACCGGTAGGTGCGGTAGGTCTCGTCGAACTCGTCGTCCCTGTCGCTGATGTGGGCCGGATGCCGGGTTGCCTGGTCACCTCGACACCCGATGCAGGTGCCCT